AGCAGTGGTATCAACGCAGAGTACTCCTCGGGCTGATGGAAGCCCCGCCCCGGTACAAGGGCAACCGGAATTTAGAAATCGGCGAAATGACATCTGGCCTCCGGTCTCTCGCGAAGGAACTGGATTGCGTCGCCCTGGTGCTGTCGCAACTCTCCCGAGGCGTCGAGGGGCGGGAGGACAAGCGGCCGAACATGGGCGACCTTCGCGATTCGGGGAACATCGAACAGGACGCGGACGTGATTATCATGGTCTACCGCGAGGCGTATTATTTAGAACGCAAAGAGCCGGTGATCGGTTCCGCCGAACATGCGGTGTGGCAGGCGTCGATGGAACGGTGTCTCAATAAGCTGATGCTGATAGTGGAAAAAAATAGGATGGGGCCGATCGGGTCGGTTGAGGTCTACTGTGACATCGCGTCGAATGCGGTTCGGAATATCGACTACGAGATGGAGCAGCGAAGCGGGAGAATGCATGAAAGCTTCATCTAAACCGCTCGCCGTGGACCTTTTCTGCGGGCTCGGAGGCTGGACTTCCGGCCTGCTTGCCGAGGGCTGGGATGTCATCGGTTTCGACATCGAACAGCATATCTACGGCGAGCACCGCTATCCGGCGCAACTCGTTGTGCAGGACGTGCTGACCCTGCACGGTTCGCAGTTCCGCACCGCTGACCTGATCGTGGCTTCCCCGCCGTGCCAGGCGTACAGCTACCGCGCCATGCCGTGGAAGCGCGCCAAGGCCCTCCCGCCGCCGTGCAATGCGCTGTTTGATGCGTGCTTCCGTATTCAGCGCGAGGCGTGCGAAGCGGCTGGCCGGCATATCCCGCTGATCGTCGAGAACGTCCGCGGTGCGCAGCCATGGGTCGGGCGAGCGCGATGGAACTGCGGATCGATGTATCTTTGGGGCGATGTGCCAGCGCTGATGCCGAGCCACAAGCACGTCAAGGAGCCCGTTGACCCGCGAAATAGGAAAAGGACCGGCGGATGGTTTTTCGATAACTACGAAACCAGCCATCGTCGGTGGTCGAGCGGTAGCATTGAGCGAAAGCAATGGTCTGCCATGATCGCGAAGATACCGCTCCCGCTGAGTCGGTATATCGCGGCGACATTCAAACCAAGGAGCACCACATGAAGCCCGACTGGCCGGAAGAACACGTAGCCGCGCTGAGGGAATTCATCTCGGCGGGGTCGTTCCAAGAGATTGCCACGATGATAAATCAGCGGTTCGGAACGAACTATTCCCGCAATGCGGTGCTCGGCAAGGCAAACCGTCTGGAACTGAAATCGGCACACGCCCGCGAGAAGTCCGGCAAGAGACCGAAGCAGGCAAAGCGCCGCGATATCCGACCGAGGGCCGCGCCGGTCGAGGCTCCCGCGCCGCTTGTGCCGCTCGGCATTGGTTTGTTGGACCTGAACGACTGCGATTGCCACTATCCTTTAGGCGACCGGCCGTACACGTACTGCGGCCATCCCAGGGTATGGGGCAAGTCGTACTGTGCAGAGCATTTGCAAGTCATGAAGAGGGATCGGGCATGAGCGACGCGCGGCATGTAATCACGATCGACTATACGAACTGGCTAGGCAAGCGAGGTACACGGCAGATTGTTCCGATCAGGATTAATTTTGCCAACAACGAGTACCACACGGAAACGCAATGGCTTCTTGAGGCGATCGATCTCAACGATTCGGATCACAAGACCAAGACGTTTGCTCTCAAAGACATTCATTCATGGGGTGTGAAATGAGCGACATTGGCGCGTTGGTCGAGAAGCTGATAAATCTCGGGGTATCGATGGGCGATGCGAGTGACGTGGTGGCGCGGGCGTTCGCGGCCGGGGCGGCATCGGCGCCTCATAGGGGTAAACCCAAGCAATTGAGTTTGGTTCCCGATCCGCCGAAGCGGGCCACGCGGCTGCCGGCGGATTTTGTTTGTGACCTTGCCTATGCGAAGGCTCAAGGGCTCAATCCGAGGATAGCCCAGCGCGAGGCGGAACGGTTCCGGGATTTCTGGTCGGCGAAACCGGGCAAGGACGGCATCAAGCTGGACTGGCCCGCGACCTGGCGCAATTGGGTCAGGAGCAAGGCGGATCGGCTGGGGACCGTGCCGAGCCCGCCAGGAGGCTCCGGAGCGGCGGCGATTGATCCCCGCAAGCTGACACCGGAGGAGTGGCGTCCGATCCTCGCGATTTACCAGCGGACAAGCAACTGGAACCCGCTTTTAGGCCCCGAGCCCGGCACGCCCGGTAGCCTCGCACCCTCTCCGCAGCAATCGACATTTCTGTAAAAATAATAGTTGACACGGGACGTGGAGGGATTATGTTCAGGGTGTCGCCGATAGTGGCGCGTCCGAAGGAGAGACTAGAGATGACAACCCCGAACATCAGCATCGAGACCGCCCGCGCAATTCACAAAAAGGGTGCCCGCTACGTTGTATTCGCTGTCTACAATCATGGCTCGCACCGTCGCGGCGAGATTGTCTCATGGCACAAGGCCCATGAGACCGCCTCGCGCGCCGCTGGCTCATCTCAATTTCTCAGTGTTTATCCGCTGGCAGACATCGAGGTGGAAACCGGGATGGGTGATTTCGGTCCCACCTATGCCCCGCTGCATACAGTGTTGGCCTGACATGCTTCGCATCATCCTAGAGCTATCCCGCGACCTGTTCGTGGTTGCGTTCTTCATCGCCGTGGTCGCGCTCTGCGCTGGGCTCGCGGTCGGGATTATCTGAAACTCAAACAGGAGAGAGAAATGCAGTTACGCAAAGGCGATAAGGTCTCGGTTACCGGAACCGTCACGTTCTACCAAAATGGCGACGACAGTATTTTCGTCAAGATCGACGGGTCGTACGAGGATTTGTGGATAACGCCAAGCGTGGTCAATCTGGTGCAACAGATGTTCGAGGTCGGCGACCGCGTTTGCTGGGGAGCCCCGGCCATGAATGGCGAGATTATCGCCATCTGCGACGAGCACGCGTGGATCGATCTTGGCGGGGGAGATTATTGCACGCGCCATTTCGATTCTATCACTCGACTGCCAGAGGCGGCCGTCGAATAATGCCCCGACCTAGATTGCATGATGTGGGTTTTTTGCGGTTCCTCCGCAAAAAGCCCTGCTGCATCTGCGGCAGGGAAGGCGAGACGGAGGCCGCGCATATCCGCATTGGGTTTCGGGCGATGGCAAAGAAGCCGGACGACAGGTTCGCAACGCCGTTGTGCGGCTACCACCATCGCGAGCAGCATAGCATGGGCGAGCAATATTTTTGGGAAGAAGACCACGACCTAGACCCGTTCGCCATCGCCGCGCGCCTCTACGCTGAATATGGCGGGACCGGAGGCAAGCCAAAGAAGAAGCGCGCCGCGAAGCCTCGCAAGCCGAAGTCGCAGCGCGCGAAGATCAATAGCAGACCGTTTCAGAAAAGGAGCAAACGGTGAATATTCACGCGATCGGCTGGACCGCAGAGCACGGCCTTAAGATCACGTTCAAGGGCAAGGACGGCAAGCCGACCAGCACGTACCACTATGCCGACGCGCCCGAGAGCGTCCACACGGAGCTGATGGCGGCCGACAGCCACGGCAAGCATTTCTTGGCGCACATCCGGAACGCCTACACGGGCGTGAAGCAGTGAAAACCGTCCTGATCTGCTCCCGGTGCGGCTGCGGCGCGATCGGCATCGACGCGCGCGGGATGCCGCATGACGGCCCCGTGTGGCAATGGCCAGGTGGCCCCAAGTTCGGCCCGCCGTGTGGCGGGATCATCGAAGCACGCATCATCACCGAAGGAACCCCACATGACCGAAACGGCCCCCACTTACAATTTCTGGCGTGAATCACTCGCCGGCAAAAAGCCGAAGATGTTCGTAGACTGCCCGGAACTCGGATTTTACCGCAAGGGCGTGTACGAGAAGCAGGAGAACAAGGCGCGAAAGCGCGTCGGATGGACGCCGATTGCGGTGTTCATGCATGGCGATACGGTTTGGGCTGTCGTCGGGCCAGATGGATCGGCAAAGACCCTGACCGACCGCGACCAGATCAACGAACTGTGGTCCTACATCGCTGGCAACCCGATCAGCGAGGAAACCTACCGCGCCGTTGCCGAGCGCGGCGAGGGATGGCCGGACAGCCACGACGCTGCGCCGGCACTCCCGGATGAACCGCAACGGGCCGCCGAGCAATCGCCAGCGGAGAAGATCGCCGCCCAGGTCAAGGCCGATGTTACCCTGATCGCCAAATACAAGGCAATCGACAGCGACGAAATGGCGAGCAAGGCGCGGAGCCTGCAGAACAAGCTTCTCGACAGCCGTGGCGAGGCCGCCAAAGCCTACGAAGCAGCGAACCGCCCGCTGCTCGACCAGCAGAAGGCATTGCGGGAGATTTGGTTTCCGATCCGTGACGCGGCCGATGCCGGTTCGAAGGAACTCGCGACCGCCATGGGCAAATGGGAGGACACCAAGCGAGCCGCCGCTCGCCTCGCCCAGGAAGCCGCCGACAAGCTCGCCCGCGAGCACGCCGAAGCCGCTCGGAAGGCGGAAGCGGCCAACCAACCCCCGCCCCCGCCGCCGCCCGAGGTTAAGCCGAACACGCCAGCCCCATCGGCTCAAATCCGCGGCGGCGCGGGGCGGGCGGCCTCGGTCAAGCAGGAAAAATTTGTCACGGAAATCCGCGACATCAAGGAACTGTTTGAGCAATTCAAATCCAACGAAGAGGTGCGCGCACTTCTGACCGCGCTGGCCCAAAAAGGCCTTCGCGCCGGGATCGACGTCGCGGGTGTGGATTGGGAATGGCGATCCGTCGTCCGGTAAATTTTGTAGTTGACACCAATCGACGGGGCGCGGACAATGCGCCGTCTCGGAGGGAAAAATGGCGACAAGGTTCTCATGGAAAATGTTTAACGGGCCTTACCGTCCGAGAACATACAAGCTCAACTATGGTGGCGTTGCTCTGGCTACAGCTCAGGAAACCCGCGGCGATCTTTGGTTTTGGTACGGAGACGGCGTTAACACCGCTAGCCGACCTGATAGCCTTGAGAATGTGAAAGCGGAAGCCATCGCGCATTTCCGCGGCAAAAAGAATATGGCATGAAACATCGCACGCGTTCATTTGAGCTTGCGGTTTTGCTCGTAATAATTGCAGCAGAATGGACGTTGTTGATCTGGTTACTTTGCAAGTGACATCTCGGAGGGAAAAATGAACGCACTTGTAAAGGTCGAGAAGCCCCAGCTCTTGCAGAGCATGGCGGACAAATACCAGCTTGAACCGGATCAGTTCGCCAAGACCGTGCGCGCGACGTGCGGGATGCCGACTGCGACACCGGAGCAGTTCGCCGCGTTCCTGATCGTGGCGAAAACGTACAATCTCAATCCGATCTTGCGGGAGATTTGGGCATTCCCCGGTCGGGGCGGCGGCATCGTGCCGATTGTCTCGATCGACGGATGGGCCAATATCGTCAACTCGCATCCCGTATGCGATGGGTTCGAGTTCGAGATGATCGCGGACGACGGCGATATCGGATGTACCTGCAAAATCTACCGCAAGGATCGCAGCCACCCCGTATCGGTAACCGAATGGCTGTCAGAGTGCATGCGGGACACCGCGGTTTGGAAGGGGATGAAAAAGCGCATGTTGCGGCACAAGGCTTTCATCCAGGCCGCGCGCCTCGCGTTCGGCCTCGCCGGCATCTACGATGAAGAGGAAGGCCAAGCGATTGCCAATGCGCCATCGCGCGACGTGACGCCGTTGCGCGTGCCGAGCCCGAGCGAGGTAGAGCAGATTGCGCCGCTGGAAGCGGAGCCCGTAGTTTGGCCGGACAAGACTGGCCCGATCTATGAAGATGCCAAGGTCGCCGACCCGATCAGCAGCGGTCCGCAAGACCCGATCAGCCCTAACCCGCCGAATCATCCGGAACCATCGGTCGTACCAAAGAAAGACGCGGGAAAGGTCAATCGCTGGCCCGACCTGAAGACCGGCTATGAAAAATGGATCAATCTGGCGTTCCAGAGGATCAATTGGCACATGGACGGTGGCGAGCTCGAAACCTTCTTTTTGCAGGAGATCAACCCAACGTTGGATAAGCTATTGCCACCTGACAAAGACGACGTGATCGCAGCGTATGATCGCCGGCAACTCGCACTGAAGGATGATGGCGCGTGAAATACCGCTGCGCATATTGCGGCAAGACTGCGGACAAATCGGCCGGTCATGTCAACCGTGCGCGAGCGGCGGGACTAAACCTCTATTGCAATCGCCGTTGCTCGGGGCTCGGCAGGCGCAACGGCAAGACCAAGGCACAGAAGCGTAAAGAAAAGCGATTGTACGACGCAAACTATAGGAAAACGAGCCCGACGCTAAAGGCCAGACGGCACGCGTTCCACGTTCGCACCTATGATCCGGTGAAGGCCGCGAAGGTCCGCAAGAAAAGGATGCCGCAGCATGTCGAATATTGCCGGCAACCTTGGTACAAGGCGTGGAAGAAAGAATACGACCTTCGCCATAGGTCAAAGAAGTTTGGTGCTTTTGCTGACGCGTACAGACTGACTATGGAACTCAACCGAGAAATCAAACGGAGAATTACCAATGAAGAACTCGAAAAAAGCAAATACCAGGAAGGTCGCTGCAACAAAAGCCAGAGCCGTGAGCGCGAAGCCGGCCAAGGCAAGCGTGCAAACCGTCATTCGGCCGCTCACGGCGGGTAGCCTGAAGGATATCCTTTGGGAAACCCTGACCGACCTCAAGCACGACCAGATCATGCCGAATTGTGCCGACGCCATCGCGGCTCAGTCCCGCGAAATCCTGCGAACGATCAAAGTGCAACTCCAAGTCGCCGGCCAGGCCAAGCGGGGCGTGCCCTTGGACATCATCGAGTTTTCAGAGCGGCGATGACCGAGATATTCCTCCGCAAGCGCCGCGCCAAGGAAGGGGAGATCGGCCTTTTCGTGGAAAGCGCGATCTTTGACGAGGAGTGGCAGAGCGTGCCGCTCAATGCCGAGGTCGAGGCGAAGCTTACGGTCCCGGTCAACGAGAAGTACCGCAAGTTTTTCCACGCGCTGTGCGGCAAGCTTGCGGAGACGGTGGAGTTTTTCGGCGGTAGCAAGGATTTTTGTAAAGAGCAGTTGCTCTTGCAATGCCGCCACGCGACCTACCACCACGACAAGCTACGTGGAACGACACAGATCAAGGCCAAGACGACGGCGAACCTATCCTCAGACGAATGGATTCGCCTGCTGAAACGAGCGAACTACGTGGCCGTGAGCGAGTACCTGCCGGGCGTTCCGGAGGGCGTGCTTAAGGCAGAGATCGAGAAAATGTTAGAACCGAAGGATCAACATCATGGAAATTAACGGAAAGAAAGTCGTAGACGCCACCAAGCCGGCGAAGATCACAATCACTCCGAAGGACATCGCCAAGGGCGACAACAAAAATCCTTCAGGATGTGCTGCCGCCGTAGCGGCGATGCACTCGGTCGAAAACTGCATTTCGGCGCGCGTGCATGTTGGGCGCGTGTACATCGAGCAGAAAAAACGGTGGGTCCGGTATAATACCTCCGACGCTTTGCGTACCGAAATCATCACCTTTGACCGGTGCGGCCAATTCGCGCCGGGCGAGTATACGCTACGCCCGCTCAGTGCGAATGAGACGTCGGAAGGGCGAGCCCGTAAGCGTGGGGAAGAAAAGAACCGCAGCCAGCCAGATCGCCACAAATCGCGGAAGCGCAATACCGCGCTTATCGCCAAGGTCAAGCGCCACGAGGTCACCGGAATCCGCCCCAAGGGCGACAACCGATAAAGGAAAACCCCCAATGGACCGACCCCGCATTCCGAAGGGCGAGAAGCCCTCAGTAACGATCGCCAACCTGGAGCGCGAGAACGACATACTCGTGCGGCGGGTATGCGAACTGCGCGGATACCGCACCGAACTGGAAGCCTCGCAAGCCAAGGTCGCGAAGCTGGAAAGCATCCTCTGCGGCTACCGCCAGGCTATTGCCGACGTGCACCACACCAACGTCGAGATGGTGCAGCCATGACCGGACAGCCCACAACCACAGCAGCGATGGTCGCGCGCCGCGGCATCCGCGAGGCCAGATGGCGCGCTGCGGCCGATCTCCTCAACGATGTTGCGAAGGAATACCAATGCGATATCATGGCGATGCGATCCAAGCCTTTCTCCGAAGAGGTACAGTGTGCTCGGGTCGCATTTATGAAGCGCGCCAATGGTTTCATCGGCTGCGACGCCATCGCCGACTTGCTCCATTGCGACGAATCGACCGTGCGCTACCATATCAACCCGAACTACCAACAATGGAAGAGGGCGACCAACAATGAACGCGGTGCACGATCCCGAGCAGCGTCGCGAGAAAATCTCCGGCCTGATTGAGCGATGGCGTGCCGGGGAGTTCTCTCAGGCCGTTTTTACCGCCTCGCTCAAGGCCGCGGGCATGCGTGAGTTCGATATCAAAACACTGGTGATCCGAAATCGTTCCGCGTTCGTTAATTCCAAACCTTTCAAACGAGGCGACGTTTCATGAAATCCCCGCTGGAGGCTTCACGGCCTGGGGACGCGGCCACTGGCACGGACACATCCCCAGTCCAACCCGGTGGCCGCGAATAACAAGGGAGAGAGACAATGGACGCAGCAAGAATGGTAATCCCCGCCGCCGCAGCTATTGCGATGTTCGCCAGCCTTTTCGGTGTTGTGATGGCCCGGGTGGTTTGGTCCGAGGAAGCCAAGCGAGCCGATTTGCAAGTAAAGCGCGCCGAAGAAATCCGAGCCAAGTATGAGAAAATCTACGATATCCAGAACGGGACGATCGCCTCGCAGAACAGAATAATCTCCTCGTTGGAGGCACATATCCGCCTTTCGGAAGGGGGCAAGCCATGAACCAAGAAGCATTCAATTCCCTGACAGTCCGAGAGCGGCAGGTTGCGAAGCGCGTGGTCCGAGGGTGGAAAAACGTTGTGATAGGTGAAGCGTTGGGCATCTCGCCCCGCACGGTCGAGCACCATCGCGGGATAATCTATACCAAATTCGGCGTTCACAGCATCGTGGAACTGGTGCGCGCGTGGTATGATCTCGACGCCGTGGACGAGCGGGAGAAGACCGCGGATGATCCGAGCTACGACGCGGTGGCATGCAGGAGCGCAACATGGGCCAAGTAATCCAAATGCGAGACTACCAAGCGAAGCGGAAACCTGCCACTCCAACCGAGATAGCGACGGTATTCCTTCTCGATCTACCGAAGCTAAACCCGGCATACGATCCATTTTTCGCGATGATGAGCCTTGCGGTAGCAGACCCGTGGATCAAAGCGTTCTTTCTCCCCGGCGGCATTGACGACATTGGGCTGTGACATGGCAACAAAAGCCGAACTCGCTGCGACGTGGAAAGAGCGGATCGCGGCCTCGGTCGCGGTTTGGGCGGCGATATTTCTGCTATGGTTTTCGTTCGCATAACTGTAAATATCTGAAAGGACAAGACAATGCCAATGCCTGACTTGATAACCGAAGCCGAAGCCGAAGCCAAATGGTGTCCCCTATCCAACACCGGCCGCCCCGGTGAAATCCGCTGCATCGCCTCAAAATGCATGTTTTGGCGTTGGCACCCCGATATTGAGGACACAAACGACCAGCCGACCGGCTTCTGTGGCGGGGCAGGGCTCCCGAAGTATATGTAACGGCCATGGCTAGAAAGCCCCGCAAATCCAAAACAGCCCGCATCGCGGCGGAACAGGCAGAAGGCAGGCTATTGGCAGTGGGGGATGCGGAAACCGCTGCACCTGAACGCGGAAGGCCAATCGTTTACCGCCCCGAATACGCCGCCCTTGCCAAAAAACTCTGCAAAGCTGGCCACACCGATCGCGAACTAGCTGATTTCTTTGAAGTTTCAATCAGCACCATCCTGAACTGGAAAGCCGAGTATCCAGATTTTTTAAGTTCCATACAAAGTGCAAAGGACGTTGCGGACGAGCGGGTGGAGCGCAGTCTGTATCACCGGGCCATCGGCTATACCTTTGAAGCGGAAGAGGTTTTTCAATATCAGGGCGAGATCGTGCGGGCCAAGGTTCGCAAGCACATGCCGCCGGATACGGGTGCTGCGATCTTCTGGCTGAAGAACCGGCGCAAGGACGCCTGGCGGGACGTGCAGCGGCATGAATTTGGGCGCGCTGGGGAGTTCGAGAAGCTATCGGACACTGAATTGGTTACGGAATTGGCGAAAACGGCTCAATTGCTGCTGGAGGATAAGTCGGAGCCGGAGGAGAAATAAACCCGCGTTACCTGTTGACGTAACGCGTTACTTGGTTCACGGTAACGCCCATGAACGATCTAGCGCAAACGATTGGGCGGGTTCGCCGGGCGATGCCACGCAACGCCGATGTCATGTTGATCTGTGACGAACTCGACAAGTTTCTGGCGCGTAGCTCAGCGGTAGAGCAGCGGTCTTTGACGCCGAAGGTCGTCGGTTCAAATCCGACCGCGCCTGCCAAGCCCAAGATGACCCGAGCCGAAATCCAGAAGAACTATCGGTTGCGGAAGAAGGGCAAGACATGAGCCTTTTTGAACGCCAGACTTCAAAGAATGCGCGCTCACAAGCGGGCGACATGGTACCGCCGGCAGAAGGAAACCAAGACATGAGCATGTTCCGGATTGGTCAGCAGGTAGTGTGCATCAAGCGCGGGCCGTGGCGGTGGCACCCCCAAGATGGAGGCGAGGATGTATGTCAAGAAGGTCCGAAATTCGGGGAGGTTGTGACGATTGACGGCTTTCATTGGGAGGATGATCGTTTTCTCCTTCTAAATGGGTGGCCGATGTTAGCTTTCGATCCGTTCCAATTCCGCCCTGTGAAGAAAACCGACATCAGCGTGTTCACGGCGATGCTCAACCCGGTCCGGCAGAAGGAAAAGGCGTGATGGACGACAAGTTGAGGCGATTTCTCAGGACTGTTCCGAACGCTCGCTGGCGGTCTGGACAGATGCCTCCGGTCTGGAACGAACAGGTGCGTCAGGCCCTCTGCGATCAACTGATTTTGATCGGGTTTGGTGGCCTTGTCAAACTTACGGAAGGAATGCCGATATGAAGGTCAGCGAACTAATCGAAATGCTAGGACGTTGCCCGCCGGATTACCCGGTGATGATCGCATACGATTGCATGGTCTGCATCGACGATGTGGAAGAGAACGAAAGCTTCATTATCCATGAGGGTACAGTATATCGGGATCAGGGAGTTTATCTCACGACAGGATGCACTTACGAGCGCGTCGAATGCGGCGGCTTGCCGATACCATCAAAGGATTGATGGGTGAGCCTTAAGCTAGACCCCGACACCCGACGCCGGCTTGAGAACCTGCAGAAGGAAGCTCAACGCCGGCTGTTGCGGAACAGCTTCTCAGGCCCGGGCGGCCTGCTGCGGTTCGTCAAGCATTTCTGGCATGTGTTGGAGCCTCAGACCGAGTTCGTTGATGGCTGGCCGCTGCACGCGATCTGCTTGCACCTTGAAGCGGTGTCGCACGGCGAGATAACCCGGATGCTGATAAACGTCCCGCCCGGTTTCATGAAATCGCTGCTGGTGGACGTGTTCTGGCCGGCTTGGGAATGGGCGGTTATCGGATCTCATCTGCGCTATGTGACATTTAGCTATTCGGCCAGCCTGACGGGGCGCGATAACCGGCGGTTCGGCGAGCTCGTATCGTGCGCCGAATACCAGAGCCTTTACGGGCGCGAGGTCCAGCTTGTGAAGCTAGGCGAGACGCTGGTGTCGAACACTGGAACGGGGTGGAAGCTGGCATCGTCGGTCGGCGGCGTCGGTACAGGCGAGCGCGGCAATCGGGTGATCCTCGACGATCCGCATAACGTGAAAGAGGCCGAATCGGACATTGTCCGAACCGAGACGGTGCGGTGGTTTCGCGAGGCGATGTCCAACCGCCTGAACGACATGGACAATGACGCGATCATCATCATCATGCAGCGGGTTCATGGCGATGACGTGTCCGGCGCCGTGCTTGAGTTCGGCATGGCGTATGAGCACCTTATGATACCGATGTTCTACGACCATGCCCGGCAGATGACGGCGGACTATGATCCGGTCTGCACATCGATCGGCTGGCATGACCCGCGGTACCAGGAATGCGACATTGACGCGCCGGGGCAAGAGTTGCTGGCGTGGCCCGAGCGGTTCTCCGAAGCCGCATGTGCTAAGCTACAGAACGATATCGGCATTTGGGCATGGGCTGGGCAGTATCAGCAATCGCCCAAGCCTCGGGGCGGTGGTATTTTCAAGCGCGACTGGTGGCAGCTATGGGAGAGCCCGGACGGTCGGTTCCCGGTGTTCGATTATGTGGTTGCGTCCCTTGATTCGGCCTTCACTGAACAGGAGCGGAATGACCCAAGCGCGTTGACGATCTGGGGCACGTTCGTCAACAAGGACGGTGAAAACCGGATTATGCTAGTTCACGCGTGGCGGAAGCATCTGCAATTCTCGGGACCGCGGCTGGACCTGTTGCCGGGCGAGACGAAGCAAATGTGGGTTCATCGCACGCAATCGACCTGGGGCCTGCTGGAGTGGACGAAATACACCTGCGAGCGGTTCAAGGTTGACCGGCTCTTGATCGAGGCCAAGGCGAACGGGATCAGCGCCGCGCAGGAGTTGCAAAACCGATACGGGCGATTAGACTTTGCGGTGAACCTTTGCCAGGTTTCGGGGTCAAAGGAAGCAAGGGCCTACGCCGCGCAAGCTACGTTCTCGGAACTCTTGGTCTACGCGCCGGCTCGGGATTGGGCGGAAATGACGATCGAGGAAATGGAAAGCTTCCCGAAGCACAAGTATCGAGATTTGACCGACAGCGCGACCCAAGCCGTGAAGCACTTGCGCGCGATCGGGCTTGCGAATACGGATCAAGAGACGAAGGCGAACGAGGTTGACGAGCAGATCGCGGATTTGGCCAAGCTCAAGCGCGGCTCGGTAGCACAAGGGTATTTCTCATGAGCATGACGGTAAAGGAATTTTACGCCTACGAGTGTGATTGGATTGGCGCGCTGGAGGGCGCCGGCAAAACGCGCGCAGAAGCCATTGAGTGGCTGAAAGCAAAGGCTGTGAAGCCTCGCGTTCGCGTGAAGATGGGGCGACAAAAACTAGAGAAGAATGGCGTGATCCCCTCCTACTGGGGGCCAGAGGCGCGGAGTTACTATTTCGGCAAGCCTGCAATTTGGCGTCATCTCAAAAAACACCCCACTTAGCTTTTTGGAAAAGGAAAACCCAAATGACCGGACCGAAGATCATCAGCCCGAAGCCGGCGCTGACCGAGGACCAGATCGCGATTGTCGATCTGCTGAAGGAAACGCTGGCCCAGGCGCTTGAGGGCAACTTCTCCACCATCGGCATCGTGGCGTGCATGGAGGGCGGCTTTGCGTCCGTGATGAGCGGCCGGCAGGCGGCGGACCTCAACCTGGCATGCGACGATTTGAAATACAAAATCCATGCCGCGGTCACGTCGGGGACGGCGGAACGGACCACGCGGCGTTCGTCGATCATGCGGCCGGGCCATTGAAGGTAAAATGGGCGACCGCATCACATTCCCGATCTGGGACAGGTTGGGCCCTATCACCGTTCAGCCATGGGAAATAACCTGCCAAGTTGTCTACAATTTCCTTGATTGGGAAATTCCAAAGGGGCAACAGTTGTCAGTCTTTGAGCGTAAATGGCTTGATCGCATCGTCGGGTATCGCAATCGAGAATCCTTCAATTATCTGAAAGACACGCGCAACTTCTATGATGCCAGAACGGCGATTGAGATTTACGGCACCGCCGCCCTTCCTCAAAACGTGAGATGGCCATGCCACGCAAGCCACAAGGCGACCTAGAGCGCGCGCCGTGCATTGAACCTGACACGGATTTCCCCGACTACGTAGAGATACGGCTGGTCTGGGGCGCCAACTCGCGGTCGCACATGATCCGGTCGGATGAGTTCTTCGGTCATGGCGGGCATGGTGCGCCGATGTCGGGTGATTTGGTTATCCGGCACATTGAGCGGCTGCGGAAGATGGGAGCGCCGAAATGAACGAGCAATCCAGAGCGGCCAACCCCTACACGATTTCACGTTGACGGCACCACGCCGTAAGGCTAGCCTCGTTTCTGCCCTCTTGGTTTTGTTTGGGCGTTTCCTCCCAAGACTAGGCCGCCTGCCTTGAATAGCAGGCGGCCAATTTTGCTAGGTCGGAGCTTGTAATTCCCGGCTGCCGGCCCATCGTACTACGTTCAGCGTTCTCTCGATTGTGTCTGTGGAGTGGCACACATAGCATTCGTAGAGTTTGGTAATCATGCCCGGTTCGGAGGCGGGCACGGCAGTCATCAGGAGCATAGGCGATTGGCATTTTGGGCACGGGCGTAGCTGGGACGGCGACACTTTCAGCGGGTATTGTTTAGCCAACATAGGGTCACTCCATTTTATTGAACTCCCCTCCAAGCCCCGTGCTTTTGCCGCAACCTGAAATTGGCGTAAGTTCAGTTTTGACCGTTATGCGGTAAAGTTGTTTTTACGGAACGTTTTGCACATTGTCTTAAACCGTAGTATGGCTGTTGAGCCTGCCTGTGGCGGCCTACATGACCGGCGCCCGGTCCCAACCATGAAAGACGGCTCGTGGCAGGGCAAGACGGCGCATTGCATATCGTGGTGGACGATGGGGACGACCAAACAATCACGGTCGATCCGGGAAATGGCACGATTATTGAGCACCGGCCCGATGGCAGCGCGGTGGTCCAGTTAGACGCCAAACAAGCCGGTCTAGGCGCCAAGGACGACGGCGGGTGGTTCGACAATCTCTATGAAAAGATTGACGGAATTAAGCTTTCTACCATTCAGAACGATCTGATAGACGGCGTTAAGGCCGATGATTTGTCCCGCCAAGGATGGCTCGAAAACGGGTCGAAAGGGATGGACATTCTCGGCCTGAAGCTGGAAAGCCCAGGTTCGGACGTAAGTTCTACCGGCGAGGGGCCGGTGATGTCCAAGGTACGCAATCCCCTGTTGCTCGAAGCGTGTTTGAAGGGCTGGGCGAACGCCGAAGCCGAATTGCTCCCCGCCAATGGCCCGGTAAAGGTCAAATCCGATGGGCGAGAAACGAACCAGGAAGACACGGACGCGGACTTGCTTGAGCGAGCCGTCAACCGATATCTCACTGAAAAGGCGCCCGAATACTACCCCGAAACCAGCTATATGCTGCTGTGGGGAGTGTATTTCCGGGGTTCTGGTTTCAAAAAGATATACCGCTGCCCGATGCGGCGACGGCCCGTGTCTGAGAAGGTGGACGGAAAAGACCTGATCGTATCGAACACCTCGACGGATTTGAGGTCTTCGGGTCGGATAACGCATCAGATCGAAATGCGACCGTCCGTGTTCAAGCGGATGGTGCTGCTAGGGGCATACCGGAAGACCGGAGCGCCACCGCCCAACCCCCATGCCGACGCGATCGACAACAAGATTGCGGTCATTCAGGGCACCACGGCGACACCTGACCGGCCCGAAGACAAGCCCTACACGATCTGGGAAACACAGTGCGAGCTCGACCTTGACGATTTCATCCCGGCCAAGTCCAAGTTTAAGGGCCAAGGCATCCCGCTGCCATATCTCGTGACGATCGACAAGGACAACGAGGAAATCCTGTCGATCCGACGCGATTGGGATGAGGATGACGAACACTGCAACCGGCAACGGATGTATGTGCGTTATCCCTATATCCCCGGTCCAGGGTTTTACGGAACAGGGATGCTCAACCTGCTTGGCAACGCATCGGCGGCGATGACTGCTGCTTGGCGCGAGGCTTTGGACGCTGGCATGTTCGCCAACTTCCCGGGGGGTCTGATTGCGAAGATCGGTTCTCGCCAGCAGAATACCGATTTCAGCATGGGGCCGGGCGAGTGGAGGGCGGTTGAAACTGGCGGGATGAAGGTGGGCGATATAATCGGCAATTTGCCCTACCGCGACGTGACCCCCGGCCTTCTCGGGTTGATTGACAAGATCACCGAGCAGTGCAAGGCGCTGGGCCAAGGTGCCGAAATCCCTGCCGCAGAGGGCATCGCGAACGTCCCGGTCGGCACCATGCTGGCCCAGATCGAGCAGGCCACCAAGGTAATGGCGGCGGCTCACAAGGGCATGCACACGGCCCAAAGCGAAGAGATCGAGCTGCTTGTGGACCTGTTCCGCCGGCATCCCGAGGACTTGCTTGATGCGACTGGGGACGTTTTACCGGACTGGGACGCTCAACGGCTTATCGCCGCTCTGAACGACGTGAAGCTTGTCCCGGTTTCTGACCCGAACGTACCGAGCCATATTCACCGGGTTGCGAAGGCTCTCGGGCTCGTTCAGCTTTTGGCTATGCCGGACTTCAAGCCGTTGATGGACGCGAAGGAAACGCTGTTGCGGGTTCTTGCTGCGATGCGGGAAGACCCGACAGGGCTGCTAGTGGCGCAGGCGCCACCGCCGCAGGCGCCCCCCATTGGTGATCAGGCGAAGATGGTGGACGCCCAATCCAAGGCCAAAAAGGTTGACGCCGATATCGCCAGCAAGCAGGCCGACGACGCAATCAAGATCGAGCAGCTTAAATCGGACGAAACCATTCACGCGATGGACCTGCAGAAAGAGCAGACTATCCACGCGGCGGACGCCGAAAAGGCGCAACTCGATGCCGAGAAGGCGAAGGCCGATGTCCAGGGCAAGCACGCTCAGACGGCACAAGCCGAGATCGACAGCCGCCGCAAGACCGGGGTGGAGCTCGTCAAGGCTGGCCTTGGGGCGCATCATGCCGAGCAAGAGCATCAGTTGGGCGTTGCGGAACACATGAAAAATGCTCAGAATGAGGCGCAACAGACGGCCATTCAAACGCATCAAGCATTGAACCCGCCGAAGCTGGCACCATCTAAGCCGAAAGGGAAACAATGACCGATATTCCAAAAATGCCGGACGATTTCTGGCCGGAAATTACGGTCGTTGGCAAGCGTGGGAATGTTGAACTTGCCTTCGCTCTCACGTCGAAAGAGCGTGCCGAAAATACGTTTATGCCAGCGATTAAATCTCTTGTGCAGGCTATCTGGCAGGCGATGCACGACGAGCGCTATCGTGCTAAGTTTGGCATTCAAGAGGACGGGCAATCGTTTCGCGAGATCAAACAGGGGATCAAAGATGGCGCATCCGTATAAATCCGCAGCCCACAAGAACGACCCGACATGGCTTCGTGGCCTGCAGCCGTTCGTTGAGAAAGCGGTAGACGCCGACGTGAAGGACGTTGTCCGCAACTACGCGAGTGACCCCGTCGAGACGGCGCGTGCTTCATACGAGCCGAAAGAGGAGGAGTAGGTAGATGGCCCATCCGATGAACGAACATCGCGGTCACAAGGTCGAGCGCGAACGGGTATCTCACATCGCCGGCAAGCACGCGGCGCCGAAGCATTACGCCCGTGGCGGGTCGGTTCATGAGGATGAGGCCGAAGATAAGGCCCTGATCCATAAGGAGGTCAAGGGCGAGGCGCTGAAGCACGAAGGCAAGGGCGCCAGACACCGCGGCGACAAGGCTGTTCGGAGGGCCAAGGGCGGCCACGTCAAGCATCACGGCAAGGGCGGCGGTAAAACGAGCGTCAACGTGATCGTGGCGCCGAGCGGTGGTGGTAAGTCTCCGATGCCGATGCCGACTGGCGGTCCTGCGATGGGTCCGCCCCCGATGGGAGCTGCACCGCCTCCGATGCCGGCCAAGCCGCCGATGATGCCGCCTCCGGGCGCTGGCGGTCCTCCCGGTGCCCCTCCGATGGCTGGGCTAGGCGGTCCGCCGATGCCGCCGCACGCGCGAGGCGGGCGCGCTTACAAGAAGGGCGGCGCCGTGAGCAACGAGAAGGGCGCTGGCAAGAAGTCGCTGGCGGACAAGAAGGGCGTTACCGGGATCGGCGAGCGTACCCCGATCCAGCATTCCGGCAACAAGAGCGACACGCAGAACATCGGCCGCGGCAAGCCTGTGACCTATGCCAAGGGCGGTTCGGTCGAGAAGCAGTTCACCAAAGCCGAGACGTGGGACGCGAGCGCGAACAAGCCGGCGGCTGGGAAGGCGCAATACGAGAACGGCTGGAAGGCCCATAACCGGCCAACTGCCGTTATTCGCGCGACCGGCGGCCCGATCTACGCCGATGGCCGCGAGGGCAAGCAGATGGCTCCGGAGTTCGGAGGTGGCGGGGGAGGCGGGACGGCGCGCAAGGACAAGGCCCACCGCGAAGCCAAGGGCGGTCATGAGCCGTGGGAGGACGAAGGTTGAATGGTGACAACGCCGGTTTTCAGATGTATGCGCTAGATGCGCCACAAAGTCTGAGAACCATCAAGGCGAGGCTGGAGAAGATCAAGGACGAACGGATTTCCGAACTGGCTCTTGCGCAAGACTGGCCGGATCATAAGCGCCGCGTTGGCGTGATAGAGGGAATAAACGAAGCGTTGCGCGTGTGCGAAGAACTTGAACAGGCCGAGCGGGCCTAGGGGTGATGAATGAAGGTTGATCTACGGCGGCTCGCTGAAGCGGCTGCGTTTAATCCTGCCAAACCATTGTGGGATGCGGCGGGTGATTTGAGCGACTACGAAGTATTTCACAATCTGGTGCTGGTCGCGACGTACATCGCGCCGCCCAAAATCCTCAAAGGTCCGGACGGCGAGGATATAATCCTGCACCAAACGGATCGTTCCCATGAAGAGGAACGGTTTCAGGGGAAAATCGGGCTTGTGCTCAAGGTCGGTCCGATCGCGTTCAAGGATGATGGTGTTGCCAAGTTCGGCGGCGTCGAGATCGAGCCTGGCGATTGGGTCATCTACCGCCCCTCGGACGGCCACGAACTATTCATCCGCGACCGCAGCAAGTCGAATGAGGGTCTGTCCTGCCGGCTGGTCGAGGACACATTCATCCGCGGGCGGGTGAAAGACCCGTCCCTGATTTATTGAGGCTGGCATGGCACGCAAGCCCGTCAAGAAACGCAGGGTCGCGCGCAAGCCGGCCAAGTCGAAGCCGTTCAATCCAAAATTCAAATTGAAGATTGGGCTGCCTGATGGGGACAAGTTCTTTGTCCATCCCGAGACAATACCGGCCGGGGTTGCGCTGCAATGGGTAGCGGTTACCGTCGTGGGAGACGCCGATTTATCTAACTTGGACTGGTATCTTGAGGGCGGATGGAAACCCGTACCCAATCAGAAAAAAATAGGCGGTCAAGTTCTGGTATGGGCACCACAAGCGCTCGCCGACGAGATGAAGAAGAAAGGTGTGGGCAGAGCCACACAACAGAGGGCAGATGCCCGCGCGCTATTTGGAATGGATGGGCAAAATCCGTCGCCCTATCATGGCGGATTTCCGATGGCTGGGCCGCACTTCATCGAGACCAAGGACTATGAGGGGGTTCCATCCGACGCGCCACCTATCGACGTTGACGTTACCTTAAAGATCAGGGTGTCGGCTCGATGGCAGGATGCAGCGGCGGCTCTTGGTCTTGAGGTGGCAGAATACGCGCGTAGAAGGCTCCGTATGGAGGATATTTGTTTGGCGTGGGCTGGACCACGCTACGACAACGCCAGACACCAAAGCGGTATTTATGAGCCAGTACAATTGTTCATTAAGAGGATAGATTGATGGCTGACGACGGCGAAATCTCAATCAACATAATCCCGGACGAGGTTGCGAACGTCCAAGACGCGACAACCGTCGTCAAGAAAGACGAGCCGAAGGTCGAGGTAAAGGTAGACCCGGCCGTTCAGGACTTGATGGCTCAATACAAAGAGCTTGAGACCCGTGCGGCCGAACAGGACCGGCGCCGGGTCAAGGCGGAACAAGACGCAGCGCAGGCGAGGAAAGAGGCCGAAACCGCCAATAAGCGCGCTCAAACCAGCCACCTCGACACGATAACGACGGCACTAGGTGCGGCACAAGAAGATGCCGAGCAAGCCAAGAAAGATATCCGGGTAGCGAAGGCGGCGGGCGACATTGAAGCTGAAATCGAAGCGCAAGACCGTCTGGCGAAGGCGCGTTCCACGGAAATGCGGCTCGATGAAGCCAAGTCCGACATGGAGGCGCGAGCCAAGGCGCCCCCGAAACGAGAAGATCCCGTAGTTTCGACCGACCCGGTTGAGGCATTCGCTCAGGGGCGGACGCCACAGACCGCAGCATGGGTTCGGGCGCATCCAGAATACGTGCAGAGCCAAAAAGGGCTCAAGAAACTGACCGCGGCCGATGCGATTGCGCAGGCGGAAGATTTGGTTCCCGACACGCCAGAGTATTTCGCCCGGGTTGAGGAATATCTCGGAATCGGCAAGAAAACCGAGCCGGCCCCGACAGAAGCCGCACAGGTTGCCCCGAAGCGCTCTGCCGCTCCGCCCGTGGCGCCAGGTACGGCGGTGTCAGCCGGCGGCGGCGGAAGCGCAGGAGCGTCGGTAACCCTCACCCAACGCGAAGCGGCTGCGGCGCAAGACGGTACGCACATCTGGAATTACGATGACCCGAAGGGAAAGTTTAAGAAGGGCGAGCCGATCGGATTGCAGGAGTTCGCTCGCCGCAAGCAGTCCATGCAGAGAAGCGGCGTTTATGACCGCAGCTACAGCGAGGGATAGTGTATGACCAAGAACATCAAAGGACCGCGCCACGGCAACCCGTCCGACCCCGCCGAGGAAGCCGAGCGCGTCCGCAAGGCTCATGAGAACCTGACGAAGTGGCAGGATCGGCATTCCGGGTTTTCGGGCGGCTTATCCATGCAGAACTTTTCGGGCGGCTTATCCATGCAGAACTTTTCGGGCGTATCCATGCAGATGGGGGACGGCAAGCGGTACGAGGTGCCGATCGGCGATCCCAAGATTGCGATTGCGCAGACGATCACGAGCCGGCCGTTGCCGCCGAAGGTCGATTTGAAGACCTTTGACCCGCGATTAACCACGCCAGAGGCCGTCGTGCGATCTCTCGGCATTGACCCGCACTTCGCGCCTGAGAGCAAACCGGCGCCATCCCTGCTGTGCAGGCTATCTGTATTTATTTTCGGAGAACGATCATGAACGAAGAAGCCGAGCCGGAAATTGTCAAGACCAGCGAGCACGTGGACGGCCGGAGCAAGGCGGCGCGGGCAGCTCGTGCGGCCAAGTTCCCGGAGCAAGTCACTCGGCAGGTCAAAAAGCCGCCGATTTACGATGAGCCCGTCGAGGAGGTGGCGGCGGCGCGCACCTCAACGCGTGGCGAGGTCCGGACGCGCTCGGATGGGCGGGTCGAGGTCACCGGCCACAACGGAGAGGTGCTGTCCCGTACCCGAACCCAAGTTGGGGACATCTTCGATATTCCGAATGACATGGTCCCGAAAGGTTGGTCTTATCAATGGAACGCGATTTCGATCACCGGCAACTCGGATATCCTGCTGGACCAGACCCACATGATGCATCAGAACGGCTGGCGGCCCGTGCCGGCCGAACGCTACGCCGGAACGCTGGTGCCGAAGGGCAGCAAGGGCAACATCATCCGTGGGCAGCAATTGCTGATGGAACGTCCGATGGCTCTGACGATCGAAGCGCAGGATGAGGACAAGCGCAACGCGATGCAGCTTATCTCTGACCGAAACGAATCGCTCAAGCTTACCGGCGTCAAGAAGAACATGGGCGATGGGTTCGAGATGGGCGGCAAGTACAAGGGGACGGGCGGCGGAGTTCGGATGCAGATCGACAAAAGCCTTGATGTTTTGAACATCAATAAGCAAGGTGGCAGTTACCAAGTCGAGGAATAACCACAGCGCACGCGCGCCAAGGGGAAGACATGAAACTGGCAATCAGCCTCGCAAGTCGCGGGCGCCCAGACCGGCTAATCGACACCATCACGAAGTCATACGCGAACTGGCGGCATGCTGGAACGGTCCTGCATGTCCAGCTTGACGACGACGACCCGACGCTCGACGAAACGATGTCCAAGCTTCGCGACCTTGATCCGGTCAAGGACAATGTCATTATCCCCAACGTCCGGGCGCGCGAAGACACGATTGCCGATAAATGGAACCGCATTCTCGAAATCCCGGCCGATGTCTTTCTGGTCGCGGCGGACGACGACCCGTATGTAACCGAGGGCTATGACAGCATCATCCTCGCCGCAGCCGAGCGTTTTCCGGACGGCATCGGCATCGTCTATGGACACCTCGCCAATCTCTCATTCTCCGGAGCGGTCGCGCCGACGCGCAAGTTCTGCGAACTGGCAGGAGGGGTGATCTTCCCGCCGCTGTTCCCGTACTGGTTTGTGGATCATTGGACGGACGACGTTGCGCGTATCATCGGGCGGCTGTCGTTTGCGAATGTCCGAACGGACCAATCGCAACCGGGCGTGACGCAAGAAATGCGGGAGCCTGGTTGGTGGGCGACGTTCTTTGACGCGGCCTATTTGATGCGGCGCAAGCAGGCGCACGACATCATGGATCATGCGGATTTCCGAGCCTCGACGCCAGCATGGCAGATTGAACTATTGAAGGCCAATCATCCGTTGATTGAGGTCCGGTCGCGGATGATAAACCAGGGCGTTCGGTCGCAGTCCAAGCAGCTTGAGCAGTACGCCGGCAATCTCAAGCCAGATGAACGGTATAACCGGGTCAAGCAGCGGGCTATTGCGATAGTCCCGAGGTTGCTTGAGGACTACGGGATGCCTGAGAGCGAACAGGCGATGTTCCGAAATTATTTGCTGCCGAAATAGGATGGTAGACATGGAATTTACCCCATTCCCTAAGATCGCGCGCCTCTCGCGAGAGGTCATCATTACCGAGAAGATTGACGGCACGAATGCCTCTATCTGCATCTTGGAAACCGGCGAAATGCTGGTAGGCAGTCGCACGCGCTGGATCACTCCCCAGGATGACAACTACGGCTTTGCCAAATGGGTGGATGCGAATAAGCCCGAGTTGATGAAACTCGGCGTCGGCCACCACTTTGGCGAATGGTGGGGCCAAGGCATCCAGCGCAACTATTCGCAGACGCAGAAAATATTCTCTCTGTTCAATACGTCGCGATGGTCTGACGATGCGCTGCGGCCTGCGTGCTGTCGTGTCGTGCCGGTTCTCTACTCCGGGGCTATGGAAGATTTCGGAGTGATGAAAGGCGTGAAACATGCGCTCAACACGTTGCAAAGCAATGGCAGCGTTGCGGCACCTGGATTTATGAAGCCAGAGGGCATCGTCATTTATCATCCGCAGGGCAACATCCTTTTCAAAAAGACGATGGAAAAGGACGATGAGCCGAAAGGCAAGACGCGAGAACTTCCATGACGGTTGGAGCGGTCCTATGTCACGGCGTCTGGGATTTGCTCCACTTGGGGCATATCCGCCATTTGCAGGAAGCGGCCCGGCTAGGGAACTGGCTGGTCGTTTCGGTGTCTGCCGATCGCCACGTCAAGAAAGGCATGGGGCGGCCTAGGTTCAGCGCCGAACAACGGGCCGAAGCCGTGCGAGCTCTGCAATGCGTTGACGAGGTGATAATCAACGACGATGATGGCGCATGGGAGTTGATCCGGCGTCTTAAGCCAGCCTTCTACGTCAAGGGCATTGATTACGTCGGGGTGACCGAAAACACCGGCCTTGAAAAGGAAAAGCAGGCCATTGCCGAGGTCGGCGGCCAGATGAAGTTCACGGGCGGGCAGAAATGGTCATCCTCGCAGTTGCTGAAAACCGAGACGTTTTCGGATGAGGTCTGCGAATACCTGGACCGGATGAAGGCGGCTGGCGCGCGGGACAAAATCCTAGAGGCGTTCGACGCGGCGGATCAAAAGCGCATCCTGTTCGTTGGGGAGACAATCCTCGACATTTACCGCTATGTGCAGGGACTTGGCCGAGCGAGCAAGGAACTGATGCTGGCGACGGTTGAGGTTGGCGCTGAATCGTTCGAGGGCGGCGTTTTGGCGGCGGCGAAGCATGGCGAATGGAAGAACTGCCGAGTTCTGACCGACCCGAGCGGCCTTTCCAAAACGCGGTATGTGGACGTGGATTTCAAGCGCAAGATATTCGACGTTTACCAGTCTCGGGAGATCGCGATTTCGGAGCATGAACGGGAGCATTTCCGGTCGGACATTTCGGCGGCCCTTGGATCGAGTGACGTGGCTGTTGTTAACGACTTCGGGCATGGGCTGTTTGGAGCGTATGAGCGGTCCTTGCTCAACGGGTTCAAATTCCTGGCTCTCAATTGCCAGACCAACGCCGGCAACTACGGGTTCAATCTAGTGACGAAATACCCGATGGCGGATTACGTCTGCATCGATGATCCCGAGGCGCGGCTTGCGGCGGGGGTGCAGAAGGAACCAATTCTCAGGGCTGTGGACGCGCTGCAAAAATCCATCTCTTGCGGCCGGTTTCTGATTACGCACGGTCGGTACGGGTCGCATTGGTTTCAATCGCCTCACAGCAACAGCGCTCCCGCACTCGCCATAGGCGGTATAGACACGATGGGCGCGGGCGACGCCGTGATGGCGGTAACGGCACCATTGGTCGCGGCTGGGCTGGATATGGCCTGCGCTGCGTTGGTCGGCAATATCGTTGGCGCGATCAAGGTTTCAATTCTCGGGCATCGCCGGCACGTCGGGCGGCAAGAGATCATTCAAACGGTGGAGGCGTTGCTGGCATGAAGATATGTACGAAGTGCAAGCAACAGAAACCGAGGGGGAGTTGGACGGACGCGGACATGATGGAGCTAGCCACTGCGTTGGTCGATTTCCAAAGCGCCAAGAGGAATGTAAAAAATGCTGCCTAGAGCCAGTTTTTCTGATCTTTTGTTGGCGTTGGAAAGCATTCAGGTAGAGGATAATGGTTGGGCCGCTGTGTCCGATCTAATTTTCCAATACGGGCTACAAAGAGCTCGGTTGTTTTTTATAGGAAATGGTGGCTCCGCTGCGATAGCGTCACATGCAGCCTGTGATTTTCAGAAGAACGGCGGGTTCGCGACGTTCGGTCCGCCCGACGCTGCACTGATGAGCTGCTACGGGAATGACTACGGTTTCGACCACATCTATTCCGAGGTCATCGAACGCCACGGGCAATTAGGTGACGTTCTGTTCGCCATTTCCAGTTCTGGAATGAGCGAGGATATCTTGCGGGCGGTAGACGCTGCGAAGGGGCGGCATATGAACGTCATCACGCTTTCCGGGTTTGGCGAGGGCAATTTCCTGCGGACCAAGGGCGCGATCAACTTCTATGTGCCGTCGAACCAGTATGGTACGGTCGAGATCGCGCACCTCGCCATCATCCATTCGATCTTGGACGAGGCGATAGAGAAGGCTAAGGCATGAAAATACCGCCCTATTTTCTCGAAACGACAAGCTACAGCGTCATTCACATGCGGCTGAAGCCGATAGACCGCAACTTGATCCTGTACCGGATCGGCAAGGCGCTGGGGCTCGTGCAGTGACCCCGGCAGACCTCCTAGCCTTTGAAGCCGATATGACCGCTCTATTCGAGCAAGGGCAGATACGCGCGCCGCTGCACCTAGCAGGAGGCAACGAGCAAGCCCTGATCGACGTGTTCAAGGGCATCGATCTGGCGCACGACTGGATCGCAGTCGGCTGGCGCTCGCACTACCATTGTCTGCTGGCTGGCGTGCCTCCTGAGAAGGTCAAGGAAGCGATCCTAGACGGCCGGTCGATTACCATGTGCTTCCCCGAATATCGCGTGATTTCCTCCGCCATCGTAGGCGGGATAGCCCCTATCGCCATGGGCATCGCGTGGGGGATCAAGCGCCGGGGCGAACCTGGCAAGGTCTGGTGTTTTATCGGCGACATGACGGCCCGAACTGGGATTGTTGCCGAAACGATGCACTACGCCATGGGTCACAAGTTGCCGATCCAGTTTGTAATCGAGGACAACGGCAAGTCGGTCTGCACGCCGACCGATAATGTGTGGGGCAACGGCGGCTATGCGCCGGTTCTGCATTATCGGTACGAATTGACGCGACCGCACGTGGGCGTGGGAAAGCATGTAAAGTTCTGATGATATGTCAAGCGTGCAACGGGGAACGAGGGTCTTATGAGCCGTGTGGCGAAGATTACGGGATGGTTTGGCTTGCTTGCAATGAATGCAACGGGACTGGCGAAGTGACCACACATTTCGATGAACTTTGCCTTGCGATGCGGCTCCTAGCCGACGATCCCCGCACGATATTCATGGGGCAGGGTGTGGGATACGACGGGACCACGATGGCGCCGACGTTCAAGGGCCTGCCGGCGGATAGGCTGATCGAAATGCCGGTAGCCGAGGACATGCAGATGGGCATGGCGATCGGCATGTCGCTGCAAGGTTTCGTCCCGGTTTGCGTTTTTCCCAGGTGGAACTTCTTGATTTGCGCGACAAATCAGATAGTTAATCACCTAGACCGATTGAGCCTGTATTCGGACTACCGGCCCAAGGTCATCATCCGAACCGCGGTGCCGAGCACGTTTCCCTTTAATCCAGGGCCTCAACATGACGATGATTTCACTGATGTTTTTCGTGGTATGCTTCGCACCGTTGACGTGGTTACGCTCCACACAGAGGCGGGTGTCGTGCCAGCGTATCAGGCGGCGCTGAAGTCGGAGCGGTCTACGATCGTGGTCGAGTTCACCGATCGGTACAAGGATCAGAGGGCGCATGGCTAGGGATGAATGGTTTTCCGATCAAGTAGCAATCGCGCACTATCAGGGCCGCATACCACGTGGCCGGACGCTACCGGACGGTATGCCGTTCATTGGCGACTTCTACGTGACGGAAAACGAGGACGGCACAGACACGATGTGGGCATGGTTCGGCCATGGGCAATGGGACAAGGGACCTAATCTGGTTAGGCCGAAAGAGCTATCGCATGAAAAGTAACGAGGTGCTCGTCAAGTTCGGGCCTAGCATCCCCGGCGCAGCACAGGCCAAGACGATGTTTGACATGGAGTTGGCCTTGCAGAAGATGGGCCATGACGTTCGGGTGCTCAAAGAGACGATGGGCGATGACAGCAAGTTGCGGGTCATGATGACCGCGGAAGAGCGAGACAAGCTATGAGCCCGACCATTGGAGATATTCGTGTTGATCCGAAATATCCACCCGGGACACCTCCTGAAGAAATATTTGAATTTGAGGTATGGGATGGAGATAAGTGGCTACCGGCCGCTACTGCCCATGACATCGTTTTCCATATAGGGTTGGGACCGTGTCCAGGACTTGCGGATGCCTTTACGGATAGCGAGAAACCAGAATGACCAGCAGCGTCCCCGAACTGATTAATCACGTCGTCACCGGATCGGCGGTCAAGGATTTGCAACTCGACGGAACGAAGGTCGGATGGTGGCGCGACCGCGTGGAAGCATGGGATCGCGGCGAGAAGATCGCGCCGGTCACAATGGACGTGGCTTGGACCAGGAAATGCAACGCCGCGTGCTCATTCTGCTATGCCCAGATGCAGGCCAGCGACGGCGGCGAGATCACTGAACGCCACGCAATGGAGTTTCTGGAAGATGCCGCCGAAATTGGTGTCAAAGGTGTCAGCCTTATCAGCGACGGCGAAAGCACTGTCGTGCCCTTTTACGAGCGAAGCATCGAATACGCTGGCAAGCTTGGATTGCAGTTGGGTATTGGGACCAACGGAGTGCGGCTCAAGCGCAAACTCTTGGAGCGCATCTTACCTCATCTGTCGTACCTGCGGTTTAACTTTTCGGCCGGTGATCTAGACCGATACAAGCAGATCATGGGGCTCAAAGAGCGCGACTATTGGCAGGTAATCCAGAACGTCAAGGACGCGATGGATATCAAGCGACGCGACGGCCTCAACGTGACGATCAATATGCAGATGGTCACGATGCCGGAATTTCACGACCAGATTATCCCGCTGGCGAACCTCGCGCGGGAAATCCGACCAGATTACTTGATCTACAAGCATTGTGCGGACAATGTGGACGGCACACTCGGGGTTGATTACGCGAAATACGACGCGTGCTATGAGCCGTTCCGCCAAGCCGAGGCAATGGGAGACGATGAGTTCCGAGTTGTCGTGAAGTGGTCGCGGCTTGAGGACGAGGGCAAGCGCCATTATTCGCGTTGTTTCGGCCCGCCGTTCATCACCCAGATGTCGGGGAACGGACTGATCGCGCCGTGTGGTTTTCTGTTTAACGAAAAGTGGAAAGCGTTCCACATCGGCAACATCACGCAACAGAGGTTTCGGGATATCTTCGCGTCCGACCGCTATTGGGAGGTGATGAACTATCTCGCGAGCGAGTTCTTCAATCCTCAGCAAAGGTGCGGGCCGAATTGCCTGCAGACGAATACGAACGACTGGCTGTTCAAGTACAAGGCCGGTCAGGTTTCGTTCCCGACTACTCCCGCCCCGCCGCATATTGGATTTCTTTAATGCCCCTCACGCAAAACGACAAGAAGCATTGGGGACCGATCCCCGCCGTCTATGACTACCTGGCGGACGTTGTTATCCCGAAAGACGCGAGGGTTCTGGAGATTGGCCCCGGCAGTGTGCCGTTCAAGCGGGCGGATGTGTCGGTCGATTTCGTAGACGTGCCGAACGTCAAGCAGCTAATCAAGTTGGACGTTGCTACCGAGCCGCTACCGTTCGCCGACAAGGAATTTGATTTCGTGGTGGCGCGGCATGTCCTTGAGGATATGTATAATCCATTTCCGCTGTGCGGGGAGATGAGCCGGGTGGCGAAGGCTGGCTATATCGAGACGCCATCGCCGATTGCCGAGCTCGGGCGTGGCGTTGACGGCGGATCGCCTCCGTTCCGCGGGTATCATCATCACCGGTTCATGGCATGGGTATTCGGGACCGAACTGCGGTTCATCTCGAAATACCCGTTTGTCGAGTATCTAAAATTTGATGAGGCGTCGATTGACGCTGCGTTGCGGGGCAACGATCGCTATTGGAACACGTTCTATCTGTGGACGGACAAGATCAACGTCGTTCACCGTCAATCGCCTCTGGATTACAACATTCCGCGCGACTACCGTCTTGTGCTCGACGAGGCGATGGTTCGCAGCAAGGAATCTACCGATATTTTCTTTTCCAACATGAGTAGCGCGGTCGTGAAAGCCTACGAGCAATATAGCCTCAATGCGTGAACCGCCGAAAAAACAATCCCCGATCCATCGCACTCAATACGGTGTGACTAGCCGTCCGCGCATCCCTCCAGATGGGCCTTACTCTCCCGGATTGCGGCGGAAAACTGATACCCATGCAATCGGGTTTGTCAGTGACTTTAATACAGAAGATGACACGTTTTTGCGAAACTCGAAAAATGGGGACTAGGAATGTCTGCTGATATCTTGATCTGTGTTCCGGCGTTTGGCGGGATTATTTCGGCCGCCACGTTCCTCACCACGCACGGCTTGCGCCAGCATCTCATGCAAAAGGGGGTCGGCGGCGGCATCACGACGCTTTCGTTTCCTGACATTGCTGAACTGCGATCGATGTTCACCACGATCTGGTACGACACGATGCCGAACAGTACACACATTCTGTTCATCGACGCGGACATGGGCTTCCCGGCCGAGCTCGTCACCGACATGCTGCTGTTCAATGAGCCGATCGTCGGGACGATTTACCCGCAGCGAAAGATGCCGTTGTCATGGGCGGGGTCCGGGAGCGGCACGCCACAGACCGAGCGCCGCGGCGATTTCATGAAGGTGGAGGGTGTCGGGTTCGGCTGCACGATGATCCGGCGGGACGTCATCGCGAAGATGGTCGAGAAATTCCCCGAATTGGTCGATACGCGGCTGTCGCTCCACCCGGCCGGCGAGACGCTGCGGAACGCGGGGACGAACCGGCTTCTGCGGCTGTTCGAGAAGATGGACATTCCGGAACGAGGCCTGGTATCCGAGGATTTATCGTTCTGCATCCGCTGGAACCAATGCGGCGGGGACGTCTGGGCCAATATCGGGCACCGGATGAGCCATGTGGGTCCGTTCGACTTCGCTGGCCGGTATCTTGACGTTGTGGAGGCTCAGGCTCGGGAGCAAATGCAGGCACTTCAGCCGATGGACGATGCGCAGATTGCCTTGCTGCCGGCGGCGTAACCATGGCTACCCCCCATTGTTGCGGCAACCATCCGTGCCCGATCTGCGATCCGTGGCGGTATGCGCCAAACGATCCGTGGCGGTATGCGCCAAATACGACGCCGCTGACGACTGTTGCCGTACCCTATCAGCCGCAGGGGTGCATCTGTCCTCCCACATCTGAAAAGACTTGCGAGAGCGGGATATGCCCTCGCAAGAACCATCTCCGTGCCGGCGGATTATCGCGGATTTGATGCCCTATTGACAAATCGTAATTGTTTCTTGTAGTTTACCGCCATTGTTCCCTCCCGCATGTGTCGGGAGGTAGAGCGGCCTAGCGAGACGATAGATCGTCCCTTGGCATTTGTCGCAACAAGCCGTTGTGACTTTCAGGCAATCGCACCCCGGCAAGCGCTGGACGAAGCCTTAAAGGTCAAGGGCTTGTCATGGCTAATACCCAAGCGCAGTTCGGCTTTGCGCACTTCGGCTACCTCCCGGGCGGGGCTCCCGACTACCAGCTCTCCAAATACGCCATTCAGTCCACCTATGCGACTGGCATCTTTTTCGGCGATCCAGTCGTTAAGTCGGCTTCTGCTGGCCCCTATATCCAGCCAGCGACGGGCACGGGCTCGCTTACCGCCATTCTCGGCATCTTCCAGGGTTGCCAGTATACGCCAAAGGGCGGCATCCCGAGCTGGCTTCCATGGTATCCGCCGAATGCGGCCGGCGCCGACACCGTCGCCTATCTGATGGATTCCCCCCTCGCCCTGTTCAAGGTGGCCGCGCTACAGACCGCAGTTCCTGCGACCGCGATCGGCCAAAACATCGGGTATTCGACGGGTGCCGGCGGAACCACGGTCGGCGGCGGGTTCTCGACCTTCACGGTTGACCAGTCGCTCTTGACCACGGGCGCGGTCGCGCCGTTCCAAGTCTACTCGCTGTATCCTGGCGTCGGCAACGGCTCTGACCCGACTACGAACTTCAATTGGGTCATCGTCTCCTTCACTAACCAGCGCTTCCGCGTTCTGACTGGCGTCGCATAACTCTAATGCGGCGCTAAGCGCCGTTTGACATAGGAGGCCTTAGTGCCGGTTTCATTAGCTAACGTACGCTCCGAGCTTCTGCCCGGCCTCTTCGATGTCCGCGGCAGCTACGACATGATACCAAGGCAATGGGACAAAGTGTTCAAAACACACAAGTCCTCAATGGCGGTGGAGCGTTCCACTCAGATGGCGTTCGTGGCGCTGCCGTACCTCAAGGACGAGGGCGCGGCGACGCAGTTCGACAACAACGCGGGCGAGCGCTTCACTTGGGCGTTTATTCATATCGAAGTCGCCTTGGGGTACGCGATCACGCGCAAGGCGATCGATGACAACCTGTACAGGGCACAGTTCAACCCGACGAACCTGAAGCTTCAGGAGGCGTTCGCACAGTTCAAGGAAATCCAGGCGGCGAACATCTTCAATCTGGGCACGACTTTCAACCCCAGTCAGGTCGGCGACGGTGTGGCGTTCTTCTCGACCGCGCACCCCTACGACGGCGGCACATGGGCCAACACCTCTAGCACTCCGAAGTCGCTGAACGAATCCACATTGCTCGCGAATATGACCAACGTGCGAGTGCAGTTCGTCAACGAGCGCGGTCTTCGTATCTTGGCGCGGGCTCGCAAGATGGTTGTCCCGCCGAACCTCGAAGCGGTAGCGATCCGGTTGACCAAAACCGAGCTTCGGCCCGGCACCGCCGACAACGACGTGAACGCGATCTTGTCTCTGTCGGGCGGCCTGCCCGAGGGCTTTATCGTTCTCGACTTCCTAACCTCGAACTTCGCGTGGTTCCTGACCACGAACATCGAGGGGCTTATCCATATGCTTCGTATTCCTTACGAGAGCGACATGTGGGTTGACAACATCACAGATAACCTCCTTGTCAAGGCATATGAGCGTTATTCATTTGGTATAAACGATCCAAGGGCGGCATGGGGCGAATTTCCCACGAGTTAGGCTGCGGTGAGTTCGCAAGCGACGGCAAGGAGACCGCCTAAATGGCTGAGACACTAAATCGAGGTCCGTTTGCTTCGGTCGGATCGTTGATGGACGGCCGGGTCGAGCCGTTCGACGGGCCTGGGATTGAGTATCAGGGCGATAGCGTCCCTGATCCGAGCCAATCTCCGGCGAATAAGGACAGCCTTTCGCCGGGCGCAATTCGGGGTTGGTATTCCAACCCGTATTTTGTGCTGGTCGATCTGATCCCTCAAGCCAACAATAGCACTATCGTCGCTGCGGCTCAGGCCCCGTCCACGACGCAGGGGGTTGCGCTGAACCTCACTACGGCGGTGATTGGTACGGCGGCCGGCGTGCAGGTTTGGGCACCTGGCGTGCCGATTATTCCGGTAGGGACCACGGTTGCCACGACTGCGGGGGTTATCGATTTCGGCTTTACGACCGGCACCACGGCGGCCAATTCGAGTACGGTAGTTGTGGTTGACAATTCGCTGTTCCAGCTCGGTCAGTACATCGTCATCCCCGGCGCCGGGTCGGCCGGCGCTACCAACGTGCCGTTGTTGACTCAGGTCCAATCGCTATCGACCAATTCGACCGTGATGACGATTAGCCCGTCTGCCTTGACGGCGCTGAACAACGCTCCGATTGGACAGGGCAACCTCTACAGCAATTTCCTTCCTGCGGGCACTCAGTTCGGCCCGGCGGCGGCTTCGGCCAACGCTTGGGAGCCGTTCAGGGTGGCTGGCTTTGCGAAGGTGCTGAACCCGCTTGAGGGTTCTTGCCGGGCATTGACGATAACGGCGGCCTCGATCGGTTCTGGCACGACTGCGGTCACCGTGACTGGGTACGACGTTTACAACCGGATCATGCACGAGACCATCACGGCGAACGGCACTACCACGGTTTCGGGCAAGAAGGCGTTCAAGTCGGTTCTTGGTATCGCCGTGCAGACTGCGGCCACGACGGTAACGCCGGCCAATATCTCAATCGGCGTGAGCGACACGTTCGGCATTAACGTGCGGTCCGACAAGTGGGAATACACCAACATCTTCTGGAATGGTGGTTTCGCGATCAACAACACTGGCTGGACGGCGGCGTTGGCTACCTCTTCCGGAGCGACAACGGCTGATGTTCGTGGTACGGTAAACGTGTCTACTCTGCAGGTCGGCACTGCGGCGGCCGCCTCGACCAATGGCGTAGCGCGGCTCACGGTGATGATGTCAGTTCCGCTTCAGAACATGATTAGCGCCACTCCGCTCAATACCGTGTCGATCCTTGGCACGGCTCAGTTCTAATAGGAGGCCATAGATGGCTAAGCACCACAAAGAGCACGAAGGCAAGCATCATGGCAAACACCATGAGGAAGAGAAAGAGCGCAAGAAGGGCGGCCGGGTTGGTCTGGTCGCCGCTGGCAATCCGGACGTGCTGAAGGAAGCCGACGAGGACGAGGACGGCGAGGAAACCGGCTACAAGCGCGGCGGCAAGGTCAAGAAGAAGAAAGAGCACAAGGAAAAGATGCGGATGGACGGCGGCAGCGTTCGCGCTCGCATGGATCGGCCGGGACGGCGGGCTGGTGGTGCGGTTGGAGCCAACACGTCGCCTCTCTCGACCGCGCATCGCGTCGGTGGTGGTGGCGATGGTTCGTCCAAGCCGGCTGACACCTACGGCGGCACTCCCAAGTAGGCCATGGCTGGCAAGTGGATCAAAAAGGCGATCAAGCATCCCGGTGCGCTGCACCGGGAATTGCACGTTCCAGAAGGCGAGAAAATACCGGCCAAGAAGCTGGCCAAGGCCGAGGAATCATCGAACCCGAAGTTGAAGCGCCGCGCCAAGCTGGCTGATACGTTGAAGAGTTTCCATATGGAAGGCGGCTGTGTGAGCCAGAGGGCAGACAAGTCGCGCAGGAAATAGGATAGCGCGCCATGGGCATGCCAACAGCAGCAACGGTTAACGGCACTGGCAGCTTTGTCTTTTTCCCCGATTGGACGATATCCCCATTTCAGGTTGGCATTGCGGTAGTCACCGGGACAACTGGCGTTAATGGCACTGCGACCATTGACGTGACATTCGACAAGATCGATGTCGGCGGATTGGGCGGCCTCGGCACCACGGCAGGAAACGCTACGTGGTTCAACATCGTCGCTCTGACGGGGGTCAACGCAACGGCCAATTTCACGACGCCAGTGCAGGCGATGCGCATTAACGTGGTGACGGCGACGGCGACAAGTTTGTTTGTAGCAACGTTTGTCCAAGCGGGTCTACCTCGATAACGGGAGGCCCCTATTTCCAGCTCCGGAACCTACAACTTCAGCATCTCAAACGGCGAGAGCGTCATTGATGCCTACGAGCGGTGCGGCATTATGATGCCCGCGCTTGAGCAGAAGCATTTCTACACGGCGCGGCGGCAACTCAATTTGATGCTCGTTTCCGAGTTCAGTAACAGACCTGTAAATTTGTGGAAAGTGACGCCAGTTCCAAATTCACAGGCACTTACTCAGGGCACCGCTACCTACACCCTTCCAGGCAATGTCATTGCTATTTTGGACGCTTATCGGAGCACTCAGCAAGGCACCGTCAATCAAACTGATATTTTCATGAACCCGATTAGTCTTGACGACTATGCGGCGTATCCGATGAAACAAACTCAAGCCCCTCCAACTCAGTATTATTTCAACCGGCAAATCACTCCGCAAATCACGCTTTACCCGGTGCCGGACAACGGGGGGCCATACTTCCTAAATTACTACGCGTGGATCACCACGCAGGACGCCAATCTTTCTGGCGGCGAAACTCCTGATGTTGTAAACAGATGGCTAGATGCTGTTTGTGCTGGCTTGGCCTACAGGGTTTCGCGCGTCTATGCTCCGGAAAGGTCAGCAGGCTTAAAGACAGATTACCAAGAGGCTTTGATGCTGGCCGAAGGTCAAGATACGCAAAACACCCCAATCCGCATTATCCCAAAATTTGACGGCTATTGGTCATGAGGCGTCACCCGCGGCGAGCGCAAGTTGATCCATCATGGCCGATGGGCTGGGGCACTAGCGACAGAAATGGAGCCATCGGCAATTTAGCCAATATGCGTTGGCAGATGGAATGGCGGGGGCCGAAGCTCCAGAACACGCGCGTCTTGGTGCATGAGGACGAGCTTGACGAACCGCAGCGGCAGTTGGGGTCGCCGGCTTTGCTCGGCCCCGATCCCCCGCCGCTGATGAACGCGCGTCCGGAGCAGTATTTCATCGATGAACAGCCGGTTTCCACCCGCTATACCATGGACGGGCGCATTCGTGTTATCATGCAGAACCCGCACGGGTATAACGTCAATCTGATCGTTACCGTGCAAGGCGGCGTTGTGGACGGACAGAGATAATGGTTGCCACCACACTTCCGGCAGTTGTCAGGGTTGTTGACCTTCCCGTCGCCACCACGATTACGGGAGCTGAACTGTTTGAGGTTGTGCAGACCACGGCCGGGGTTGGGGTATCTGTTCAGGTGCCGATTTTGGCGGCATTTACGGCGCTTGGAGGCGTTCCGACCGGCGGGGCCACCGGGACCATTCTGAACAAATCGAGTGGGTCGAATTATTCCACTCAGTTTTCCGCGATCAACACGTTCGTGAATGTCGGGGCTAACCTAGCCACAACAGGCACTGCAACGTCTATTGTGATCCAACTCACGAGCAGCCTCGTTATTACCAGCGTTATTGCCAGTACCCTGATTGTCGGAAATACTCTTATTGTCGGTAAGAGTGTTGCGACCACGGTAGCGCCTGGCGCAGGGTTCGCCTCCATTCAGGCCGTTTCCGGCACGATCGCTGGAACGTGTAAAATCATCATATTCGCTGGCACGAGTACCACAGCCATCACCATCGTGGACAATGTAGGAGCGGGTTTCTAGGATGAAACGTCGCATAATCATAACCCTCTTGGCCTTGGTATTCAGCACCGGCGCGTTTGCGCAATACGTAACCCCTGCCGTAAATTCTCCGCTGTTTCCGAGCACGCCGACATCCGGGAAAGTGCCCGTCGCGTCCTCCTCAACAGCAGCGGATTGGGGAGTAGTTGGCATTTTAGGAGGTGGCACGGGGCAAACAACTGCTTCCGCTGCAATCTCCGCACTGATGCCGACGCCAACTCGCGCGGGCGATGTGGCTTACTGGAATGGGTCGAATTGGGTTACTCTAGCCGGAAATAATTCAGGAACTGGAGTTTTTTCGGAAAATTCATCCGGTGTGCCGTCTTGGCTGACGCAGGCGCAACTTACCGCGCTAATAAATCTGGCTACAGCTTCTCTGTCCGGGGCTCTGCCGGCATGGCCAAATAACACAACGACGTTCTTTCGTGGCGACGGCACTTATGCCGCCGTTGGTGTTAGCTCCTTGAGTGGAGCGGGCAGCAACGTCTTGACCGCGCTCGGAAACGCCTTGAGTGCGAACGGCGGCGTAACCTCCACCATCGCCAGCGGTGCAACCGCGATGGGCACGGGAGCGATCGGATCAGGTGCGTGCGCGAGCGCAGTGACAGCGACGGCTACAAATGCAGCGACTACGGATGTCATCACTGCGTCGTTTAATGCGGACCCGACGGCAGTGACCGGCTACATCCCCTCGACCAACGGAATGCTGACCATCATCCCTTGGTTGACCTCGGGGCAGGCAAATTTCAAGGTCTGCAACAATACCGGGGCGAGCATCACGCCGGGCGCGGTGACGATAAATTGGAGGGTCGTGCGATGAGATTTACCGCGCCCCTCGCACTACTATTCACTTTCTTGACCGCAAGTGCTCAAGCACAGTCTGTCGCGTTCCCCGGACCGGGGATGGCCCACGCAGCGGCGTCGATCACTGTCACGAATATCGGGGTGAACAACAACACGTCGGGTGCCACGCTCGCGCTGACGAGCGTAACGGTTCCTGCCAGTTCGCTGATCATTGTTGGCGTATGCGAGTATAACAGTGGAACAGGCGGCTCGGGCACAGTTTCCGATGGTGTCAACACCTATACGCTGATCAAGGCCGCCTCGCCCGATAGTCTGCATGGCACATGTAGCATTTACTCAGCGCCCTCGGCTAGTCTGACTAGCGGAACGATTACATACACTAAGTTCCTGACAGGATCGGTTACGGCGATTTCAGCATTCTATGCGAGCAACATGGTGTCCCAGGCGGCTGACAGCGCGGTATCGGCGTCGGCAACGGGGAATAGCACATCCCCATCCGTTACGTCGGGGACCCCCGCTGTCGCCGGAGAATTGTTCGTTGCACTATGCGGGCAGGCTGACGTTGTTGGTCCGGTATCCACATTTACGCAAGATACGGCGCATGGATGGACCACGCCGTTTGTGGACTCAGTTGCTGGAACTTCGCCAACTGCCAGTGTTGACGGCGGCAGTCAGGTTAACGGCTCATTGAGCTCGTTGACGTTTTCACCGACGCTTTCAAGCGGGGGCAATTGGGCCGCCATTGTAGTAGGGTTCAAACCATGAGAACTATCTTGCTCATCATCGCGCTCGGGCTCGGGCTCGCTTCCAGCGCCGACGCACAGACGCCGCCGACCGTGATGCAGAATTGCGGCAACGCCAGTTATCCCGTGCTGCAAGGCGACCAGCTCGTGTGCAGCTATAGCGTCCAGTTCGACGGCACCTGTAACGGGGCGGATATGTGGAACCAGTGGACGCTTACGGCGTCCCCCGCACCGTCGCCCATCTACGGCCCTTGGGCCGTGACACCATGGGAAAACCACTGGGTCAAGATCGTCGGGCACAAGATCACGGACATGACGCCCGGCGACGGCCACCCGTATTGGCAGATCGGATCGACGTACCCGTCGGATATCGAGGGTGGCATCGGGACCGAAAACAATGGCACCGTGATGTACCCGTCCGGGCTGGTGTGGATGTTCCCACCAGTAGGGTATGTGTCTCCAAACGGGAGAGTCCTGAAAGACCTGCACGGCAGTTGTCCGACCATCGCTCCAGGCACCCTCGCACCCCCAAACCATGCGACCGTGATGGTGACTTTCTACTACGTCGATGCCAGCGCCTTGGCACCGCCGCCGCCGCCGCCCCCACTTTGTACCACGTTCGATAGCCTTAACCCTGCCGACAAGGCCGCCGGCATCACGCTGTCGAGCGGCAACTTGATGGCGACAAGCGACGGAGCCAACGCGCACGAACTCGTCCGGGCCGTCACTGGCATCGCGCCAAGCACATTACGGGTGCACTTCGAGTGGACGGTGGCCGACTCAGCGAATGCGATCAGCTATGTCGGGTTGCAGGACTCCACGATCTCGACGAGCAGTTCAACGGGGAGCGGAGGAACGGGGTTTGCGGTTGGCTACAGCGCGGCGGCTGGATACACCCACGCGACCAACTTCACGCCCGGTCCCGGCGCGACGGCTGCGATGCCAAATGGCACCTACGCAATGGACTATGACAGCTTCTCGGGCGTGGCGACGGTGACAGGCCCATCCGGCTATTCAGTCACGCGAACCATGAGCGGCACGCCAGCTACGCTGTTTCCGGCCACGTCGATGTACGGTAACCCTGGCAGTATGTTCACCTATAATTTCGGCGCGACATCATTCATCTACCCGGTGCCGACAGGCTATCAGGCCGGGCTCTGTCAATAAGGGAAGATAAATGACGCTTACGTATTCTACATACGTCTCTTCACTTGCCAACATGCTTATTGTGGCGGTGACCGATCCCGGCTTTCAGGCGATGATACCGAACTGCCTGGACGATGCAGAATTGTTTCTGCAACGCAGGCTTGATTTGGTGGATTCGACGGTGCGGGATACGAGCGCCACGTTCACCTTGAGCACGCGCAATTTCTCTTTGCCAACGACGCTAGGCACGTTCATCGTTGTGGATCAGATGAACGTCATAACTCCGGCCGGGATCACTAATGCAGAGAACGGAACAAGGCATTCCCTTATTCCGGCATCGATCGACACGCTTGATGCCCTGTGGCCTAGTTCGAGCGGTTCGACGATCCCGGTTTACTTCGCGATGATGAACCAAGACTTGGCTATTGTCGGGCCGTGGCCCGATCAGACATATAATATCGAAGTAGTTGGAACGCAGCGGTTCACACCACTTTACGTGAGCCAAACGACATCGCCGCTATCGGTTTTCTTCCCTGATTTGCTGCTGGCATGGTCGCTGGTGTTTGCCTCGGGATACCAAAGAAATTTCGGATCGATGGCCGATGACCCAAAGATGGCAATGAGCTGGAAAGCACATGCAGATGGCATGCTAGCCGACGCGATCACGGAAGAGAACAAGAAGAAAGGCCTGATAGGCCATAACGCGATGCCGATGCCGAAAGCAGGAGGCTAAGGATGTCCCTGTTTCCATTCTTGGTAAAGGCGAGTAACAGCCTCATCAATGCTGGATATATGACTTGGGGAATGTAAATGACAGAACCTATTACTCCTAATAGGTATTTTATAACGCCTAACACCGGCGACCTTCCGGGAGCCTGGGGAACCTCCGCGCTCAATCCCGATTTCCAGACAATTGACGCGCTATTTGGCGGCGTTACTACAATCACGCTATCGTCCGCGACCACGCTTCTCCTGACCGTTCCCGCCACCACTGGTGTTTGGCCCGGGACGCTCTCGCAGAGCGTCAATTCGCTGATTAAGTTCACCGGAGCGCAGAGCGGCGCGGCGATCGTTCAGTTTACGTTGCCGGGATACTACATCATCAACAATCAATGCACGGGCACGTCGTATGTTCAGCTCGCGCCAGCATCGGGAACGGGTAACGCGGTCGGTGCCCCTCCCGGCCAAAAAATCCATGTGTTCTTTGACGGAACCGATATGGATTACGTCAACATGCCGACGCCTGGAGCGGCGCTGGACCTTCACACCAACACCACGACATTGCCACCGTGGATGACGGCTTGCACGGTGCGTCCGTATCTCATCAAGGACGGATCAATTTATACTTCGTCTGTCTATCCCGCCTTGGCTCAGTTGCTCGGGTCGTCCTATGGAGGAAACGGTCTGACCACGTTCGGGGTTCCGGATGAGAGAGCGAGGGTGCGTATTGGCGTCGATACGATCCAAGCCGCTTCCGGGGCCACTTCGGCGCGCATCACAGTGGCGTTGGGCGGGATCAACGCATCGTCGCTAGGAGCAGCTGGAGGGACGGCGGCGGCTACGCTGGTAACGGGAAATCTGCCGCCCTATACGCCTGCTGGCTCCGTCAGCTTGACGTTTGGTAATGGGGGAAGCAACTCGATACTTTGGACGAACGGACAAACGCAAGTTGCGTCAGGCAGCGGCTTTTTGACTATATCTGGGTTTACTATTTTGTCGGCATCGTTTTCGGGTTCCCCGCAAGGCGGCACAAGCACTCCGGTTCCTGTAATCCCACCGACGCAAATCTCATCCCTTCCGCTGATAAAGACGTAGCCCATGCCCTATGGCAGCGTCACCCTAATCCCAGGCATAAATACCGAACGCACGCCGACGCTAAATCAGGCTGGCATATCGTCAAGCCAATTGATCCGGTTTCGTGACAGCCTCGTACAGAAGATCGGCGGTTGGTCGAAGTTCTATGCGTTCTCAATTTCAGGTACGCCGCGTGACTTCCATGCATGGCAGGATTTGAACGGCGCGAAACATTTATTGGCTGGTACGACCGGAAGCCTCAACGTCATCACTGGCGGCTCATTGGTTGCTGTCACGCCGCAACAGGTCATATCCAACACGGCGCCGAATTTTTCCACGATCGCTAATTCGACAACGGTAACTATCTCCGATCCAAACATCACGAATGTGAGTTCGTTTGATTCTGTGATGATTAATACGCCAGTATCGGTGGGGAGTTCGGTCATTTCCGGCCTGTATCCGATTACGACGATCGGCGGAACGGGCTATAAGATCAACCTCGCAGCACCCGCCGGGACGACGACGAGCAATGCCGGTACTCTCCCGTTATTCCAAACCGCTACCACATCGAACCTAGTCAACGTCAATTTCACGTCGCACGGGCTTTCGAGTGTTGGGTTTATCAACGTGGCGTTTCAGGCTACGACCTCGCTTGCTGGCGTGACGATCTTTGGCGTTTATCCGGCGGTCTATGTCGATGTGAACAACTTTACTATCAACGCCAACGCCCAAGCTACAACAATCGCCACGGCGTTCATGAACAATGGCAGCGCCAGTTTTCAATATTTCATCAACATCGGCCCGGCATCTGGCGGCGCGGGATATGGTACCGGAGGCTATGGCGCGGGCGGATATGGCACCGGATCGTCATCTGCCTTCCAGACCGGATCGCCCATTACGGCGACGGACTGGACAAGCGACAATTGGGGCGAGATCGTCCTGGCGTGTCCTACGGGAGGCGCGATCTATCAATATGACCCGACCGGGGGGTTTAACACTGCGAGCGTGGTCAACACCGCCCCTCCGTTCAACGGCGGAATTTTCGTTTCCAATTCGCTGCAAATCCTGTTCGCATGGGGATCGACCGCAAACGCAAAAATCGGTCAGTCACAGGACCCGATGGTGGTTCGTTGGTCGGATCAAGGCGACTATACGCAATTTCAAACCTTGACGACAAATCAAGCGGGATCATTCCGCATTCCGATCGGGTCAGTCATCCGTGGCGGCATGGCGGTTTCAAACCAAAACCTATTCTGGACCGATCTGGATTTGTGGGCGGCGACCTACAAGGGCTTCCCGCTTGTGTTCGGCTTTAACAAGATCGGGGCCGGAGCGGGTCTGATCTCATCTCACGCCGCGCAACAGTTCCGCGGTTCGGTCTACTGGATGGGAGCGAGCAACTTCTATTCGTATGATACGAACGGAGTGGCGGTCATCCCCTGTACGGTCTGGGATTTTGTGTTTCAAAACATCAATACGTCATTTGTGCAGAATGTGCGAGCAATGCCTAACACGCCATTCAACGAGATCGGATGGCTGTTCCCATCGTCGGCATCGGTGAGCGGGGAATGTGATTCCTACGTCAAGATGAACGTCACCGATCCGACCAAGCCATGGGATTACGGTTCGTTGCAGAGGTCGGCGTGGATAGATCAAACTATTCTCGGCAATCCGATTGCCGCGACACAGAACGGCATCATCTATTTGCAGGAGACGACGAACGACGCTGACGGGCAACCGATCACGGCGTCATTCACAACGGGATATTTCGTCATAGCGGAGGGCGAAGATTACGCCTTTGTTGACACGATCATACCGGATTTCCGCTGGGCGCTGTACGGTGCCTCGGGATCGGCACAAATTCAGATGACGTTCAATGTAACCAACTACCCCGGCGATACGCCGATTTCCTATGGCCCCTACGTCGTCAATTCGACCACGGAGTACATCACGGTTCGCTTCCGTGGCAGGCAGATGTCGATTACAGTCACGTCGAGTGACCAAGGCAGCTTTTGGCGGATCGGCAAAATCCGCTACAAATACGCCCCGGACGGGAGGCATTAATGGCCGGCGCGGATGAGGTAATCAGCCAACTACAAAACATATCCGTTCAGTTGGCGGCGGCGAACCAATTCTCTGCGAACGCCACGCCAGCCGCTACGACCACGGCATCTCCAAAATTCACCGGGGTTAGCCTCGGGACGGCGGCGATTACCGTGCTTATCAGTACCAGCGTCATCCGTCACGGCATCATGTTTCACAACCCCGGCGGAACGGCAACCTGCTACGTTTTCCAGACCGGCATGGCGAACGCGCCGACGACAAGCGTTCTGGCTGGGGCTCTGGCTATTGCTCCCGGCAGTTCTGTGATGTGGCCTTCCTCGCAATTTCCAAATATAAACGTAGGGTTTTCGGGGTTTGCGGGGACCGGGACGGCTGCGCCGTTCACCGTCATCGAGTTTTTCTGAGGGACAAATGCCGCTCGAAAAATCATCTAGCAAAGGCGCGTTCGTCAGGAACCTGAAAACGGAAATCCATGCCGGGAAGCCAAGGTCTCAGGCCCTTGCAATCGCGTATGCGGTGAAGCGGCGCAAACGGGCGGACGGTGGCGAAGCGACGGATGCCGATGCGATGGTACAGGCGGCCCGCGACCAGCTTTCGAGCCAGAACTTGCGCGACCCGGCAGTATTCGATCCCGCGACATATGCGCCTACCGATCTAGACGCACTGCCAAGCCGCCAACAAGTTTCAAAGCGTATGCCAGGCGTCACGCGGGGGCTATGGGACATGATTTCCGGTGCAGCAACGCTGCCGCAACGTGCGATTGAGAACTCGCAAAATTCGATAGATACGGGCACTTACGACCCAAGCCCGACGCTTGAATCGGCCATGCTGCCGATGGGCACGGGGGCAATTGCTGGGGTTCCGCTGAAGGTGGGCGAAATGGCGCTTGGTTCTGGTGCGGTACGCGGGGTTAGGAATCGGATTGAGAAGGCTTATAACGACTTGGGCGGGGATGCGTACAATTTTGTGCCGCTGGCAAAGTTGAGGGCACACCTTCCCGACTTACCGCGCGAAACCGTTGACCGTGAACTATTGCAGATATTGCAAGGAGACATAGCCAACCAAGGCCGCGCAACGTTATTCCAGAGCAGCAATCCGAGAGGACTCACTCCTGCTGATCGCGCTGCTGCGTACAGTCCTGGCGGTGAACCGTTTCACGCAATCGGCATAGGCCCGCCGCGCAGTGGTGCGGTTCCAACTCCCGCGCCGCCCCATGCGGATCGTGCCACTCCTACTAGCGTAGATTTGAGCAAAGACTTTGATACCTTGATGCATGGTCATTCATCTGCCCAAGAATCTGACCTAGCCTCCGAGTTTGCGGACCTATTGGGCAAACATGCGAAAGGTGGAGCGGTGAGCAAGGCCATGAAGATCGCCTATGAGGCCAAACGGCAGGCCCGGGCCGAGGGCGGCGGCGTATTCCAAGGCCCGATTATCTCCGACGTGCCGGGCCGGACGGACAAGCATGAGATGGACGTGGCGGCGGGGAGCTACGTGGTCCCGGCGGAGGCCGTCTCTCATCTAGGAGAGAACAATACTTTAGCTGGCATGAAATATCTGAAGGAGCTAGGGCCTCAAGGATTGAGGAAAATGGTTCGTTCGGTAAATGGTGCCAACGAGATCATTCGGAAAAACCGCGTTAAAAAAGCACTAGGCGGAGGCGGGGTCGCGCATGATGAAAATACAGGCCATCCGGTCCCCGTGGTAACGGCCGGTGGGGAGCAGGTTCTAACTCCTGATGAGGTTAAAGTCATTGGAGATGGGGATATAACCCTTGGGCACAGACTTTTGGATAATTGGATTTTGGAAAATCGCAAGAAACATATTAAAACGCTGTCGAAACTAGATGGTCCGGCCCATGACTAATACGCAAAAAATCATTCAACCGAAGGAGGCGCGAGAAAACGGCCTTAGATTTTACTTCACAGGCAAGCCGTGCAAGCGTGGCCATGTCGTTTTGAGATATACAAAGACTAAGTTCTGTACTGAGTGTACGCGCCTAAGGCACAAAGAGTACGTCGAAAAAAATGGCGAGGAGATTAGGGCTAGAGCAAATGCGAAAAGGATAAATAACAAGGAAAAACTCAATGCTCAAGAGCGAGCCAGATACGCCAAAAATCCTCAAAAACATATTGCGAAAGTCAAGCGCCAATATGAAAATAACGGCGATAAAATCAGAGCGCGTCGCATAGCCTACCATTACGAAGTTTACCAAAACCCAAGCGTAAGAGAGGCAGCCGCTAAACGCACTCGGGAATGGGCTGCGGCTCATCCCGACAAGGTTAGAGCTAACGCAAGAAACGGGAAGGCAAAAAGAAAGAATGTCCCCGGCAAACATTCCGCAGCCGATATCGCGGCCATCAAAAAAATGCAGAAAAACAAGTGCGCTTATTGTAGGGTGAGATTAGGTCGAAAGTATCATATTGACCACATCACCCCAGTTTCTAAGGGCGGCACCAATGATCGATGTAATCTGCAAATTGCCTGTGTCGGCTGCAATCTATCTAAAGGTGCAAGAGACCCAATTTTCCATGCTCAAACACTCGGAATGCTTTTATGACTGAGAAGGTTCGCATTGCCAGCCTGAAAGACGAAGACGAGATCATGCGCCTACTCAGCCAAATGCACGCTGAGGGCGGCGTGATGCCATTGGACGAGATGGAGGCGAAGAAAACCTTTCACCTCGCGTTCAATAGGCAGGGCGGTATTCTCGGGGTTATCGGGGAGCCAGGCGACATCAAAGCCATGATTTATTTGCTAATTTCGCGGTTTTGGTACACAAAAGCGAACCATCTGGAGGAATTGTTCAATTTTGTGCGGCCGGACGTTCGGAACAGCCCTCAGGAGTACGCGTGGCAACTGATCGACTTCGCCAAGGAGTGCGCGGATAAGATCGGGATACCTCTTACGATCGGGGTTTTGACGAATTACCGGATGCAAGGGAAGGTCCGGCTATACCGCCGGAAGTTGGGAGTTCCGGCCGGGGCTTGGTTTGTTTACGGGTCCAAATGGCAGGCCGAGGAACCGAACGAGGATTTCTGGAAGGAACCTTTTCCAAAACGTGGTAAGACGGTGCGCGATCCGCGCTACCCGCGGTAGGGGGATAAATTGGGCAAGGGAAGCAACACAACTACCACGCAACAGTCCGGCAGCTCGACCACGTCGCCAGATTCGAACGCGTATCAGGCTTACCTTTCCCTGCTAAATCAGGCCTCTGGCGTAGCGTCCACCCCGTATCAGGGTTACACGGGCGAGGAAACCGCGCCGATAAATTCGCAGCAACAAGCTGGGATCGGCAACATAAACGCGGCTCAGGGTGCCATTGCTGGGGCCGGGGCTCCGCTGACTGCGGCCCAAATCCAGCAGTATCAGAACCCGTTTACCAATGACGTGGTGAACGCCACACAGGCAGAATTTAACAACCAGAACGCTCAACAGCAGTCTCAGGTCACCGGCAACGCCGCGGCGCAAGGCGCGCTGGGAGGCGATCGTGTCGGCGTGGCGCAAGCGCTGACGGCTCAACAGCAGCAATTGGCCCAGGCGCCGGTTATCGCTGGGCTCAATTCTCAGGCCTACCAGACGGGATTGTCTACGGCACAGCAACAGCAGGGTTTTGGACTACAGGCGGACCAAGCCGCGTTGCAGGCGTCACAGTCTCAGCTCGCCTCTGGCACCGTTGAACAGCAGACACAGCAGGCACAGGATACCCAAGCGCGGCAGGATTACTACCAGCAGCAGGGGTATCCGTTCCAGGTCGCTCAATGGCTGGCGGGGATCGATACCAGCGTCGGCGGCTCGATGGGGGGCACCTCGACCTCGACGGGCAACGCGACGACGCAGGGGCCGACGCCTAATCCTTGGACACAGGTGGCTGGCCTCGGGCTTTCGGCTGCCGCTGCCTTTTCCAAGGATGGCGGCCGGATCACTGGCAGACGGGCAGGCTTTGCCAGCGGCGGAACTCCGTTCAGCGGCCTCGCCCCGTCATGGGTTCCGACCGCCGACGTTCACGCCAGCGCACCGAACGTCCACGCGAGCCTGCCATCGGCTCCGCAGGCTCCAAAGCAGCAAGGGCTATCGTCCGACCAAATGAAAGGGTTTGGCGTTCTGGCGAAGGATGGCTCTGGCCTTTTTGACAGCGCTAGTTATGGCGGCGGCAACTTTATGACTGATTCGTATGGTGGGAGTTCGTCGTCTCCGCTCGAGGGGCTTTCCGCTTCGGACTATGGCGCCGGGTATCGTGGCGGTGGTCGTGTCAAGCGCTATGCTGGCGGCGGGTTTGCCGATGGCGGGGACACGTTCGAGGAGCGTTTTGACGCGGCCTATCCCAACATGACTGCGGGCGTAGGGGCCTCCGCTCCCGCATATGACACGATTGGTCCGACCTATGACGATGGCGCGGGTCCGGTCCGGATGCCGGCTGCGGAGGATGTGGACGAGTGGCGTGGCCGGGTTGACCGGGACAACGGGAAGCAGATTTCATCCGCTGCGGTGGATCAGGGATTGCCGCCTCCAGCTCAGGTGGCTCCCGCTCCAGATGAAGTGGCCGCCCTGCCTGATGAAGTAACGGCCGGGGTATCCCCGTCGCGCCGCATGACGGCCTCTGCCGTGCCTCCGGCTGGCGCTGAGGATGATACGGAAGCTTTGGGCTACAATGGCGCTCCGCAACTCAAACCCGGCTTGGCGGCCTCGCCTGCCCCGCAGGATAACAGCCAAAGCGGCGGGTTCCTAAGCGCGCTTGGGATCAAGATGACGCCGCAGCTCCGGCAGGGCCTGTTACAGGCCGGCCTCTCCATGATGGCGACAACGCGCGGCGGCCCGGGTTCGTTCCTTGGCGGCCTTGGCGATGCCGGAATGGCGGGAGTTGGGGCCTATTCCAAATCGATCGAGGAACAGCAGAAGCAGGACCTTGAACAGGCCAAAATGGCGATGGAGGAGGCGCATTTCCAGCAGCCGTACAAGCAGCGGACCGCGCAACAAGTATATGAAGGCGAACACAAAGGGGAAATGACCGATTACCAGACTGCCGAACTACAACGGCAGAAGATCGACCAAGCAATCAAAATGCGGACGCCGATTAATCTTGGCACCTCGATGTCTGGCGCTCCGATCATGGGGCTTCCCCAACTTGATGCCAAAGGCAATGTCGCGATTTATCCGATTGATGCGCGCGGGAATATTTCGACCACGCCGATCCAGCCGGGTGGCACAATCAAACCATCTGCCGATGCTGTGAGCGAAGCCGCCGAAACGTGGACGCCAACTAGCCATGATCCGGGAGCGCCTGGATCGCGCAACGAGGCATTCCTACAGGAGGTCAGGAAGGACGACGCCGGCCAAGCCGATGCGATCAAGAAGGCAGCCGATTACGAGCTAGACCCGGCAAAATATGCCAGCATGCGCAAGGACCAGCGGCAGCATTTCATTGACCGGGTGATGCAGTATGATCCGAACTATAATCCGCAGGAAGTCGGGTTGAGGTATCAGGCGCAACGTTCGTTCCTGCCGGGGACAAAGAACGGTGATACGATCACGGCGTTCAATACCGCTATATCGCATTTGGACACACTGAAGGAAATGTACGGCGCTCTAAAAAATGGCGACGTCCACTTGCTGAATCGGCTCAAGAACGAGTTTCAGACCCAATTCGGGTATCCGGCGCCAAACGACGTTGCTGCGCTATCGTCCATTATCGGCGGCGAAGTGGTGAAAGCCACGGTTGGAGCTCAGAACGCGCTCGGCGACCGTGAAGAGGTGAGGTCAAGCATTTCGCGCGATCTAAGCCAGATGCAGGCCGACAGCGTCATCGACAAATATCAAAAGTTGATGGGCGGTCAGTTGAATGCTCGAAGGTTCGCTTATGAGCAAGCCACTGGGCTGCACAACTTCGATGAAAAATTCTTGCTGCCTCGATCTCAACAGGTTCTAAAATCAATTGGCGCGGAATCAGCTTCTGGCGAAAAGCCAAAGCCAACACAGACCGACATTGATTATGCTCGCTCTCATCCGGAGGTGAAAGAAAAGTTCAAGGCTAGATTTGGAGTTGAGCCATGAGTGACGACGCGCCCGATTGGGCCACTGCTGATGCGCCAGCGCCGGCCCCAGCAGAGGCTAAACCGCAAACCGTTATCCAGAACGGCCATACCTACACGCTAGGCCCTGACGGGGCGCCCGACGCCGGCAAGCTAGATGCTGTTGGCCGCGGCGCGGCGCAAGGGGCGACCTTTGGGTTTGCAGACGAATTGCACGGGATAGACGCGGCTGCCGGTACTAACGAGCCCGTGTCTCCGATTACAAGCATCAAGGGAGCATACAAATACTGGACCGGAGACCCTGACGCTGTAAAGCGCTACGATGAAACTGTAGCCAGCGAGCGGGCTGCCGACGAAACGGCAAAAACACAGCACCCCTATGTGTATGGGGCTGGCGAGGTGGCTGGGGCTCTGCCGAGCATGGCAATCCTTCCAGAGGGAAACATGCTGCGAGCGCCAGCCCTTTTACGGCCGGTGCTAAAAGGTGCTCAGGTCGGAGCCGAATATGGCGCACTGACTGGGGCCGGTTCTGGCACGGATGCACAGGATCGCGCGGTTGGCGCTGGGGCTGGAGCTATTGCCGGCGGCGTAGGTGGTGGGACTGGTGCCGGTATTTTCCAAGTGATAGGTGCAGTTCTTGGCCCCGTGGTCGGCAAGATTATTGGTGCCGTTAACGGATGGAAAGACCCGGAGGCTGAAGCATCGCGCCGCCTTGGGGCTGCACTCTTGCGGGATCAGGAAGCCATCGCGAAGGGCGACGCAAAGGGAATGACGGCGTCAGATTGGCTTGCGGCAAAACGCGCTGGCGAGCCAGTCACGTTGGCTGATCTCGGGGCAGGCAACACGCAAGCACTTTTGCGGTCGGCTGGGAATACGTCTCCGGATGCATGGGCAAAGCTTGAAAGCACGTTCAATGAAAGGTTTCTAGGTCAAAGCGAGCGTGTTGCCGGCGATGTCAGAAATCTAGTCGCTGGGGGCGCCAATGCCGGGAAGACCGGGGAGGATTTGGTCGCGGCCTATGATAAGGCCCGAGCTCCAGCTTACAGGCAAGCATACCAGCAAGGCGATAAGGAGATTGTATCCCCGACGATTGAGCGGCTGATGGGCTCCCCGATGTTTGAAAGCGCCATGAAGGCGGCTGTCACATCGGGAAAGGACCGCGCCATCACGGAAGGTCTAGGAGCATTCAATCCTGGCGTGACGGTAGAAAATGGCCTTATCAAATTCACTAAAACAGGACCGACCGGCGTTCCTCAATATCCGAACCTTCAATATTGGGATTCGGTAAAGAAGGAATTGGACAGCGTTGCGAACGTCGCCAAGCGTTCAGGCGACAATGAGCGATATGCGCTTGCCAGCAATCTTTCCAAAAATCTCCGCGGAGAACTGGATAAACAGGTTCCCTCCTATGCCAACGCCAGAGGCGTAGCTGCTCAATACTTCGGAGAAAGCAACGCGCTTGAAGCCGGGCAAAAACTGGCAGGAAAGAAGGTTGATCCAAAGCAGATCATAGACGTAATGAGCAAGATGAAGCCCGATGAAAAAGAGCTATTTCAGGAGGGCTATGCGTCTGACTGGGCAAACCGCGTCATCAGCAATATCAGCGACACGCGCGACATCACAAAGGCCATGTTCAATTCTCCGAATGAACGGGCGCGGGCTTTGGCCGTGTTCGGGCAGGCTGGCCTTGACAAGATGCAAGCCCGCATGACGCTTGAGACCATCATGCAAGGTGCCAAGAACGCTATGGGCAATTCCACGACTGCAAAGCAGCTTATCGAAGCTGGTTTGGCTGGAGGTCTAATCGGAGGATATGAAGGCGGATGGGACCCTACGCATATTGCCGGAGGTTCCTTGGCTGGGATGGCCGCGAAAAAATATGCAGGCGAATTGGTATCTCAAGGTGCAAGAAAGCTTGTCGGTAGAATTGACAAAAAGACAGCAACACATGTCGCCGACCTTCTGACATCAAACGATCTGACCCAGATGCGCAAAGGGTTGGATTTGGCGATGAAAAATCGGGCGATTATGGATCGGTTGCGCGGCGTTGCTAATCGGGTTGCGCTTAGTGGTCAGAGCCCAGCATCATCTGCTCTTGCCGCTTCCGTACCTAAGACGATTTTACGCGTCACGGCTCAACCAGGGCAACCCAACTCTGCTCCCGCATCATTTTCCCGAGGTGGCAATGTCGGTTCTGGCGCTAATGTCGAAATTCATTCTTCCTATCGTGATGCGCCCCACAACCACAACCCAACCGAGGCACAGAAGAAGGCCGGCAATTACTCAAAAACCCATCGGTTTTTTCAAGGGCTGGATATCACGATTGAGAACCTAAAAGGACATTCGCGATCCGGAGTTGGCCGGGACGGCAAGCGATGGTCCGTGAAGATGCCGGCGCATTACGGGTACATCAAACGAACCGAGGGCGCGGACGGCGACCACGTTGATTGCTACATCGGACCGAACGATAAATCAGATCAGGTTTTCGTGGTAGATCAAAAGGACGCGGAAACCGGACGTTTCGATGAGCATAAGTGTTTGATCGGGTTTAATTCCGAGAAGGAAGCGGTTAAGACATATCGGGCAGGTTTCAGCGACGGCAAGGACCGAGTAAAACACGTCCAGCGAATGACGATGGATCAATTCCGGAAGTGGCTGGACCGTGGCGACACCTCGAAACCGATACGGCGGGTAGCTCTGGATTTGGCCTATGAAGCGAAAAGGACATCACATGGTTGATCTGTCAAAACTGACGGCGGCCAATTTGGCGCGGTGGAAGGCCTGCCACATCCTGCCAGAGTGGATGCATATACTCGATACGGTCGCCGCCAAACTCGCCAATGCCAAGGACCGCTATCAGACCGTGGAAGCCAAGACCGGCGTGCCATGGGCGGTGATCGCCGTTATCCATCAGCGCGAATCCTCGCAGAGTTGGGCCGCCTCGCTGGCGCAAGGCGACCGTTGGGATCAAGTATCGATCCATGTCCCGGCGCATCGGGGGCCGTTCCCGAGCTGGGAAGCGGCGGCTGAAGATGCATTGGTGATATGTCCGCCCCACGCCTCGCACTGGACTGACTGGACCATCGGCGGCGCGCTTACACTTCTCGAACAGTACAACGGGCTTGGTTATTTCCGGATGGGCATCCCATCGCCGTACATCTGGTCGTCCACGGATCAATACCACCGTGGCAAATACATCGCAGACGGCCATTTCGACCCCAACGCCGTTGACCACCAAACGGGCTGCGCAGCGCTTTTGCAGCGGATGACGCTGATCGATCCGAGCATCGAAGGGGAGTGGCACCCGTGATCCGCACCGCCCTCCTGCTGGCCCTGCTGGCATCTCCGGTGACCGCGCATGATTTCTGCTATCAATCCGGCCGGGAATGCGACTGCAAGACCCACCTCTGCGAGGGGCAAGACGGATACCTCGGGGTCGGCCTCGACAAGAAATGGGCGGCCGAAATCGACCGGGTGAAGTCCGACGAAACGCTAACCGCGTGCATCAACCGCGCGCCGGTTACCGAACGGGCGTCACACGATAGGCATATCAAACGCTGCATCGCAGCACGAAAGGAATAGCCATGGATGACAGTACCAAAAACATGATGCTTACGCTTGGTGCCGGCGTTGCCAAGAAACTGCTGTTGGGCGTTGGCGCCGCTGCCGTGTCTCATGGCCTGATAGCGGGCAACCAGGTAGAGACCTTCGTGTCGGTCGGCATGGTTGTGGTCGGCGCCGGATGGTCGCTCTGGAATGACTACGGCAAGGCCATCGTTCTTTCTCAACTCGATGTGCTCAAGGCGAAGTCGCTGGCGCAGGCAGCCAAGATGAGACAGTCGGGCGTCGCGCCGGTTACCGCTGATCAGATTGCCGAGCAGAGCCCGACGCTGACCCCTGCGCAGGTTAGCAAGACCGTAGCGACGCTGCCGCCAGCCGTGCAAGCGACGGTGGCCAAGTCGTGATCCGGATTAGCTTCGTCACGCACGATGATCCCGTGTCGCTGGCAATCCGGCTGAAGTCGGACACATCGATGCCGTTCCCGCCATCCCATGCTGAAATACTGAGCGAGAACGGCAAGACCTATATTGGCGCCTATGGCTTTGGCGGCATCATGGAGCGGCCGATCGACTACGAGGCGGCCTACAGGCCCTATATCCTGCCCAGCGGGAAGCCCGCACGGGTCACGGTGGAACTGCTGGCGACCGACGCACAGACTGCGGAATTCTACCGCTTCGCCCGATCCAAGATCGGCGGGAAATATGACTGGCTCGGCATCGTGGGCGAGGCCATTCCCTTCGTCCATCTTCACACGCCGGAGCATATCTATTGCTCGGCTTTCGTGACCGCGTGCATCCGCCACGTCAATATCTTCAAGTGGCCGCTGACCAAGCCGTTTCACAAGATCGACCCCGACATGCTGTTCCTGATTCTGAGTTCGCACGTCGAAATCCCACATTGATTGGAGGCCACCCCATGAGACTACTCAACTTCGCAGCGCGCGTTGCGTTCCTTGCCTTTCTGCCTTGTTTGGTGCTGGCGGGAGGAGCGCAAGCGCAAAAGCTCAAACTGCCGTCTCTCGACACTTCTGCGGCTACTACGGCGCCGGACACCAAATGCCTGATCCCGTGGGACCCGTTGAAACTATGCGGCACACTGACGGGCAAGCCTGAGGAGGACATGCAGCGTGTCGTCAAGCGCATTCAGCAGGTCGGCCGCGACGACATGAACTACGCCATCCTCAAGGCGACTGCAGCCAACACCAACGCCAGCAAGGTCCGGTTGGAGTGCCTGAATGCGATCATGGATGCCAAGAACGCTGCCGAGGGCACCACCATCAAGGACAAGGACGGGAACGTCGTCCCGCGGCCTGATCCTGCTTTCGTGACTACGATCGAAGATATCGCCGAATTGGTCGATGCACTCGCTCCTGGCGGGCCGCTGATGACAGGGTGTGCTGGCGCCGCGCAAATGTTCAAGACAAACACCCTTGCCGCGATCAACGGCATTGTGACCGGCGCGGCGACGCTGGCGGCCCTCCCGGCGGGTCTGTGACATGCGCGCGCTTTGGGACATAGGAGCGGTCGCTGGCGTGTTCTGCATGCTCTACGTCGCAACCCATTCTCAGTATTGGGTTTCGGATGACCCTCCCGCGCTCCGCAAAAGCAGAATTGCCGTGTTCATCGTGCTGTCCGGGCTTTCGTGCGTATCGATCTCAAGCGACCGTTGGCAGCCCGAGATTGAAACGCTCCTCATGCTGTACGGCGTGGTTATTCTTGTCGGGCTAAATGCGGTATCGCTGCGTATCAAAGCATCACGGGAAAAGTCAGGTGAAGAACGAAATGGTGCAGCCACATTGGACGCTGGTTGACTTTGTCGATATCGGCACTGTGGCTGGTTTGGCCTCTACTCCGCTATGGCTGGCGAGGGAAGATGCTTTGCATCTCCATCTTGAGGTCGCATCGTGCCTGCTCGCATGCATCTATGTCAGCCTCCGTATTCTACAGCTAATCAAGATATTGCGGCGGGGTAGGGTGGACAATGGGGACGAAGAATGACCGATAACCGCAACACCGATTGGTGGGTAATCCCGGCCTATGCGCTGGTTATCCTCATCGTGGCGCTGGTCGCGAGTTGTGTCGCAAATGCGCGCGACCTCGGGCAGTGGGAGGCCGCCGATCCCGATGTGCGCGCATGGTATCAAGCCCTGATGCAGCCCGACGTTCCCACGGCATCATGCTGCGGCGAGGCCGACGCCTACTGGTCCGACGAGGTTCGCGACGGCAAGACCTTCGCCGTCATCACCGACGACAGGCCTGACGAGCCCCGCGGCCGCCCGCATGTCGACGTCGGCACCGAGATCGAGATCCCGCCGAACAAGCTGAAATGGGACAAGAGCAACCCGACCGGCCACGGCGTGGTGTTCATTAGCCGAAGCCGGTACGTGTTCTGCTATGTGCAGCCCGGAGGTGTCTGATGAGCCAAAGTCCGGAATTTACTGCCCTTCTCCTCCGCTTGGGATGCATTCCGCCGGATACTGAGTTTAATCGCCGCGCGAAAGTCTACGCGCAAGAAACACGAAATCTGTACTTCATGAGAGAGTATAGCCGGAAGAAACGAAAGGAAAAGCATGACTCGGGTACGTCATTGTCAACCCACATGGGAGGGGATACGGTCCAAGACTTCCACGGTATCGCCGGGACGAAATTGCCGTGATGGTGGCACTGGCACCTTGTATGTGAGATTAGCCATGGTGTTCACTTTCAAAACTGAATGACGACACCCAAGCACGGAACCGGGAAAATATAGAGCCTTCGTTTCCCACTGTCCCAGAAGGCTCCGACCCAGAAGTCATACCACGCGAAGATAGGTTTAATGGACATGCGAATATCGTCCTTTCGGTTGGAATCCACCCGTGGTTAGGGCAGTGCATTTTTTCTTCCGGCCCAAAGCCTGTCACGACGCCAAGCACACGCCAGCAATCGGGACAACGGTTCGGCCACTTCGGCTCGCTCATGTTGAGTCCTTTAACTGCTGATTAGCGCAAACATCAATCTTGTGGCGCTTAAAATAGACTTCTCGCCATCCTTCAGCGGTCTTTTCGATATGCCAAGCTTCCCAGCCGTTTTCGCCCCATGTACGAAGCTGATCGTACCAGCTCTCGCCGGGGCCGACGTTCACGCTGGTATATTCAAATTTTTGCATCACACCTCCTGCCTTAACTACCTATTTATGCCGCGGCGTTGGAACGGTGAGCACACCTCACCGGACCTGATCTGGCGGCAAAAGTTTATGATTTCGATGCACTTGCTGCAATTTATTTGCGCCAGCGTTTCGGTCAACGGATCGTTGCCGGTCTCCCCTTCAAGGGCATAGCCGCAAAGTGTGTAATCATTGCCACCTGATCCGTCGCAGTGGACGATAAGCGGGTTTTCAAGCCAGTGCTTCGTCATCCTTCGACCTCTGAGTTTTAACGACGCGTTATCGAATATTCTTGAACGCCGCGATCCCCTTGGCCGTCAAGCGGATGTTTTCAAAAAATCGTCGGCGCCTGAGATATCCCCGATCCCGGAGCCGCCGCGCCACGCGTTTGATATGCGGCTTGATCCATGGATATGGATAGCCAGGCGATATGATAGCAGCCGCCGTGATGACCCATTGCTCTGATTTTGTAAGTTTCATTTGCTGCCCGTTAAAGCTCATCTTCCTCATTGCAGGCGTCTATGTCACTGGCGGGTTTTATCTCGCTTTCGATCCATAGCCGCACGCGCTGGTATCGTTCGGCTGGCGTCTCTGGCTTGTAATTGGCCTCATCGTTTTCGTAGGCGATCTCACGGGCCATTGCTGGGGCGATTCCGAATGTTCCGGAAACCGTGTCGGCATCCTCGGGGTTGAGCTTGGCCATGTCGATCCCGCGCGCTTTGCCGACCGCGCCGATAGCACAGACGGAGCCATCTTTTTCAAGCTCCCATGCGACAAGCTCTTTGACGGGTAGAGCGTCGAGCGCGGTGAGCATTTCCTTCAGAAAGGCTTGCCCTCGGCGACCTTGGAGTGCTCTCTTGACGGCACCGCGGTAGAGCCATCCGGTATTGTCATCCCAGTCCTCGCTATATCCTGATCTGCTCATAACCGCCTCCTGCGTTTCCCCGCCGTCCCGATGACTGACGCGGGCCTTGATATTGCTCAACGTCACTCTGACAGTTCGTTAAAGTAAGTAGTCAGCCGACCAAGCGTTCGCCTTTGGCGTCTGGCACCTTGATGCGATTATGGTTGGCGTCACGCCACGTTCGTAGGCGCTCCAACATACGACTTACTGCGGCCAGTTGCTCTTTATCGGCGCCGAGACGCTTGCATTCCTCATAGTAGAAATTGAGGGTGTTCCAGAAAGCAGCGTCCTTCGCGAGAAACACGACATATTCATCGTCGGTGACGATGGAGCCGTCCTTGATCTTGAAAATGACGCCGGAGAACTTCGCGTCTAGTTTCTGCATGTCTGTTTTCCTTAGGTGGTGTTAAAGTTCGCCGAGCGCAATCAAGCAAAGCACGATCGGCCAGCCGAATATGGTTTTGACATATTTACTCCAGTGGTCAGGACGGACGCTGCGGACAAATCTGAAATAGATACAAAATGCCACGCCAACACCGAGATGAAGCGGAATAACCCAGATCACGGTTTTTCTCCTTGTGAGGTCTTTAATGAAATATTCCTGCTGATGCACCCTGGACACCGGACTAACTCGCCGTCGCTCTCAGCGTCCCATCGAACTTTCCAACCCTTCCGCTGTGCGTCCATTTCGCTATGTCCTTCCGGCATCGGTGAGTCCGCGAACGTTTCGCGGCGCCCGCAATCATCGCAAATCCAGCGCCAAACCGTTACGCAAATGGCCAGATCATTGATTGCAACCACGCGTGTAACTTGTTCAACCGGCGGCATCTGACTTTCCGGAAGCAGAAGTTAAAGCTGCATATGCAGTCTGGATTTCTTTGATCACGCGGCGTGAGTAGGGGCTCGACAACACGGCATCTTCGAAATACTCGTTTGCCAGATCCAGCACCTTCCTGGCGCTCGCAAGCTGAACATCCAACCGCTCGACATTGTTCGCGGCTTGCTTGAACCATTCCATGCGCTCGATGGCGATAGCTCTCAGGCGATCGATCTCGTCATTCGCAGTCGCAAGCTTCGCCCGCAACTCCACCGCTTCCTTCGCCCGCTCGTCGGCGATCTTGAGCGCGGCTGTCTTGGCGGCGCGGAGGCGGTCGATCTCGTCGGCTGCTTCCGCCAGGATACTGTTATCCGGCCTGCCGTCGAACTCAATGCAGCCGCGCAAGGAATCCACGATATCACTCATTTCCCGGAACTCCTGTAGGCTGCCAGGGCCGCGCGGGCGATCTCATAAGCTTCAAACCGCCCCATCTCGACTTTGCCGCCATCTGCTATCTTTTCCAGCGCCTTCGCCAGATCGTCGGCGGATGAGCGGAGGGCGGTGATCTCGATGCGGAGGGATACGACTTCCAGCAAATCGGCGTTGATGCCGGGCCAGCAGACCTCGCCTAGCTTCGCCCCGCACTTCGGACACGGCTTGCCGCTCGTAAATTCAACGCCTGCATGGCACTTCATGTCAGTCTCACTTCACGGCACATCCCAACTTCCTTGATCCAATCAAGGCTGATGCCGGCCAACTTCACGTCATCTATTTTTTTCACGGACTTGAGGTTCATCGCTCTCTCCTGTTTCGTTAATTCCCAATTACGGATTCGCCGCACCGCAACGCCACCACGATCCTCGCCTTGATCTCGGGCGCAAAAGCGCGATCGATGCCGTTGCTCTTATGTCGCACGGAAATCAGATGCGAGCGCTCGATCAGATCGGCCAGGCCAGCGTTCGTCGTGGTGTCAAAGATGTCAGGATCACCCGCGCCGTAAGCCGACATCACTGACGGCTCAATCTCTCCCGAGGGTAGAGAACTGGCAGGCGGCGCGGGTGAACTCTTGGCCGCAAAGGCGGCGGTGAGGATGACGCGCATCATCGAACTAGATATCGGCCAATAATATTGAGCTTCCTTTCGCCCCTCCTCGACCATTTCATCGGTGACCGCTGGGGTGCGGAGGGCGGCAACGATCATGTCTCGGCGATTGCGATCAATTCGGATGTCCATCCCGCTTGGTACGCTGGAATATGCCGAATTATCTGCTGGTATCGGCAGACTTTCAAACCAGATCGCCAGTTCTTCCCGTTCGTTCGTCATGTTCATTCACCCTCGGATAGCGCGCTAGAAATAAAAAGCAAACCCCCGAACGCGATAAGACAACACATCATCAGGCCGATAAATAACCGGAGCGACACAGGAAGCGCCATGACACTTGGTTCATTAATTTGACTGCCGAGCCAAAGTGCAACGATCACCATAACTACGGAAACCGCGCCTTTAAGAGTTGCCATTTTCGCCCTCCGGCAGTTTAGCCTCAAGATGAGCCGGCCACGTATCCGGCAACCCGTGAACGTCGATCATGAAAATCAGCTTCGCCAGCGTCAACGGCAACCCTCGACGGCCGGTTTCAAACCGGCGCATGGTGTTGGTATTCCCCTCTGAAGTACCCTCATAGCCGAGCTCGATCGCGAACTCATCCCGGCTCAGCCCGAGCTTTTGCCTGATGCGCCGGAGTTCGGACGCGGGGAGGGTTACGCGGTTGTCGCCGTTCATGTCCTGATCGTCCTAAATCGTGTCAGCACCTCGGCCGGCATCGGGTCGAGGGCGAGGTTGTAGGTATCATCCATCACGGCGGCGGCGCGGTCGAAGCATTGCAGCGGCGAGTAGCCGAGCCTGCGGCAGGCGTGCAGTTCTTGGAAATAGGCCGCGCTGGCAACGCGGCGGGCGATCTCGGTGCTCATCGCCAATAATCCTCGTGCTCGCCGTAGTTCCCGGCGCGCAATTCCGCCACGGTCTTGACCGTGGTCCCGGCCGTTCGCGCGTCGTCGCACATGAACTCGCCATTCCAGCAACAGGCGCGAAAGCACTTGTCGCAAACGGTGACGCGCCAATCTGACGCGAGAGGTTTTTGTTTCGTGCTCATGGCAACATCACCCATGCGGCAACCCAAAGCGTCAGGATCAGCGCGACCCCGAACAGGCTGAATACGATTTCAGAGAGGGTCATGCCGCGTCCTCCGCTTCCGGGTCAGCGATCTCGCCCAAGCCCTCGCACTTCGGGCATCCGAACGCGCGGACCGGACCGACCCCGTCACGGTCCTTGATGTCGAGGAAATCCTCAAGGCGCATATAGCCGGTGCCGTTGCAGCGTGGGCAGGGGATGGTCTTGGGCATGGCTCAGGCCTCCACGCGGTTGTCATAGACCGGAACCGATCCAGCCACATAATCTGGCTCGGCCCACACTCGCCCGTTGTATGAGATGCGAGCGATAAACCCGCCGTCCTCATCCACGATATTCGGGCATCGCATTTTCGATGCACCAAAGCCGGACTTGTCGCGGGCGATGCAGAACATGCGAGAGGCCTCCTCAAACGAGGAAACCTGAAACAGCTTGCGGCCTATCTGAAGGAACATCGTCTTGGCTGGGGTCATTTTGATTTCCTTTCGGACGCGCCACTATCGGCGACAAATTCACCCTAAGCCACGTCCCGGCTTTCTGTCAACAATAATTCTTGTGTAAGCAAAAATTATTTTGTATAGCTCGGATATGCTTGAAATTGGCTCAAAAATCGGACTGTGGACGATTGTTTCCCCGACTTGGATGGTAGATAACTGTCTGCGAGCGTTGGAAAAAGTTTGAAAATTTTCTTGCAGATATGGGGGAGCGTCCGCCAGGAAAGACGCTTGATAGGTATCCGGATGGCAATGGCAATTATGAGAAGTCCAATTGCCGGTGGGCGACGGCTAAAGAACAAGGACGCAATCGTTGGAATGTGAAGCTTTCCGAAGAAAAAGCAGCCGAAATACTGCGGATGCAGGGACTTTTCCCTAAATCCGAGATCGCGCGCCGCTATGGAGTAAGCCGCCAAACAATAAGTAGGATATTTGAGGGTAAAATATGGGCATGAAGGACTTCCGCGAAGGCTTTGACAATGTCATGGCCGTTGTTATCGCCCAGCACAAAGAGCGCACAGGCTCCGAAATTGGAGCCTTGTCATGGCTCGCCAAGCAGTTTGGGGTGAGCCGTCAAACTATTGACAACTACCGAAAGAGAAAGGGATTTCCATCTCGTTACACTAAGAAGCTGATGCGCCTAACTGGCCTAAGCGAGGATGAAATTTGGCCATTGGGCATTACCACCGAGGTCAATTTCCCGACTAAAATATGGGATAGCGTTATCACGCAAGCACAGAAAACCGGCCGCACTGGACCTGAGACTGTCGTGGAATTGGTCCGTATCGGCCTTAAATCGGAGAAACCATGAACCATACCGCAGGCCAAATCAAATCCATCGTCGAGCGAATCGAGCGCATGGAGGATGAGAAAGACTTTATATCACAAGACATTAAGGAAATATACGCCGAAGCCAGAGGGAACGGTTTCGACGTGAAAGCGTTGCGGGAAATCATCCGCATCCGCAAGCGCGATGCAGAGGAACGGGCGGAACACGAGGCGATCGTGGAAATTTACATGCAAGCCCTCGGAATGCTTGCCGATACGCCGCTCGGTCAGGCCGCCGTAGAGCGCGCCGCGCCAGTCCGGCAGACGGCCGACGCGTGAACCGCGCCTTCGCATTAGGTCGCCTCAAGGTCGGTCAGATGAACCGTACCGAGGCGGCCTACGCCGAGCACTTGGAGCGAATCAAGGGCACCGTGATCGCCTGGTATCGGTTCGAGGGCGTCAAGCTGCGGCTGGCGGATAATACCTTTTACACCCCGGATTTCGCCGTCATGCTCATGGACGGAACCATGGAATGCCACGAAATCAAGGGCTTCTGGCGCGACGACGCGAAAGTGAAAATCAAGGTCGCGGCCGAAATGTACCCGTTCCGGTTCCTTGCGCTCAAGGCCAAACCCAAAAAAGACGGCGGCGGCTGGTCGGTCGAGGAGTTCTAATCAAGCCCTAAGTGTGGCGTGCGTTTCTGTGTCTATCCGTTGGGGCTTGACGGATTTATGAGATATGCCCCATAAAATGATGGCCCGGCTGCTCGCAAAAGCACCGGGCCTTGATCCGAGGATATCTTGCTGGAAGGCGAGGTTCGGACCAGAGATGGATAAATACACTGTCCCGTCTTTGGTTTCAACCCAGTACTCTGCGTTGATACCACTGCTT